TTATCATTAAAATCACAACTCTTAACTATCCCTGTTTATTTATTAATTGTTTTTATACTGTATTTAATTTAACTATTGCTTACTCAATCACATCAATAATTACCATTTGATTGGAAGCATCTGGGAAACATTCTGCTACGAAGTCAAAAACAGAAGGGTCCAAAAATTTGTTATCCTAGAAGCTTTTTATCCTCTAGTTCTTATAGTTCATATTCCTATAAGTTCAGCATATATTTTCAACTCTTAGAGTTGTCGAGCACTCGTGGTACTTAATAAATTAAGTAGTGTCTTAGACACGAGAATTATATTCTTTATTAAATATTTAATAAAGTTTCATCTCCTATGCGTTACGGTAAGCCACATATTTTAAAATGTGCTTTACCTCGGTATTGGGAGAACTTAAAAACATATGTATTAAGTCCATATCTCACCTTTCACCGATTTTGCTCGATGTTTACTTGTAACTCACGCTACAAGGGGGCAATCCTTCTTACCCTCACTAGCCATCGTAATAGTAAAGTTTGAAGCCATCTTCGATCTGGGCATGATAAATTTAGCTGGTAAGTCTACACCATCGGATTCTCTTCTCCAGAGACAATCGGCCTCAATTCTAAAGTAACCGCTAAATTTACCGCTATCAATTACAAATTCTTTTGCTGTAGTAGCAGAATTATAATAATAATCTACAATTACTACATCCCCTACTGCCATAAGATGACCGCCTACAGTTCCAGCAAATGTAATTGTAGGAGTTGCTAATTGATAACCATTTGTAGCATTACTAGGTACTGTGGTTCCAATAGCAGATGTGTCACCACTTTCAGTTATAAATACAAACATTGGATTAGTTGCATCAATAACTGGTGTTTGAGTCAAAGTAACTTGTAAAGAAGAATTTAAAGTCAAAACTTCCTTTTTATGTACTTTTACTTGTTTTGTAACTACTGCTGTTCCTGACAAAATTGCAAAACTTTGAGCAGAAATAAGAGCATCGGACATATTAAATTTTACTTCTTTGTTAGATTCCCACATGAGGCGTTTGGGATTTCCAGCTCCTCCACGAGCATATACCGCATCTGCTGTTACTTCTGTCGAACTAGTTTTTAATGTCTCCAAATAAAGCACAGGTTTTAAAGTAGTAATATCTCTAAATACTACATTTGCAATTTCCCGAATACCGTATCTTGACAAAATAATCACTCCTTTTTATTTTTTCTTTGTTTTATATAATTAAAAAATCACTACCTAAAAAGATAGCTACTATTAATATTAATGAAAATATTAACTTAAACCAACCAAAATTATCTCAATCATTCCCCAACCTACAAACAAAATTCTTAATCTCAACTTTTTTAGGATCTGCTCCATGTAATAAACTTTGAATACTAATGTCATATTCATTAATTTTTTGCATTCGCTTAAACTGATCATAAAATCTAAATATTGTCATTTCATAAACCCTATCTAAATCTATTTTCTGATAAGTAGAAAAAGCAGAAATTATATCAAATAAATCAAGTGATTCATTATTTTTTGCTTTTAATTTATTAACTTTCTCTCTTGATTTTCTTATTTTATCAGCAATTTCTTTTGCCTTGTCATTTGCTGGATTATAATCATCATCTTCATTGTTTGTTTTTAAGCAATTTGATTTTTTTATTGTTTCAATTATTAAATCAAAATTATTATCAGAAATAATTTTATCTTTGTCAATCGTATCAATGTGTAAAAATCCATTCTCATAAAAATAAACTTTCTCTTTAAAGAAAAAAGACAAAGCATCCAAATAACTTTGTCTCAAATGAATATTTTGATATAAACTAATATAAATAAACTGAAAAATACTTAGTTTATTTATTTCTTTTTCAAATTCTTCTCTTTCTTCAAAAGATAACTCATTATTTAAATTGTTATTTTTTTTAAAATAATCTTTATCTAAACTTATTAGACCAAGATAATTATTATATTCTAATTCACCAATTTCAGCAATTTCAATTAACTTTGGAGAATATATTTTACCAACATCTTTAATTTCTATTGGTAAATTTCCTAGTAAACGTAAGTTTAAGTCTTTGTCGTTAATTTTGTTGTTAGTATTGTTTGCAATTTTGTTTTCACCTCGATTAATTGATTTTAATTTTGTTAAGATTAATTGAATTAATTGGCTAATTGAACTCGTAAGTTTTAAATTCAATGCAACTCCCCAAAAAAGTTGATGAATTATCTGTAGTAAATTCATACATGCCCTCAAACTGAACTCGTCCTATACCCACCAAACGGGTTTGGTTAAAAATCTTATCCATTTCCGATATGATGAAGTCATTTACAAGTCCTTGATCACAACTCATTAGCGATTTGTGAGAAATAACATATAAATAAAAGTTTGAAACTTTATACATATTATCATGAGGTTTGAAAACAAAATTACTGGTGATATGTATATTTGCTTCATCGGTTATCTGAGGAATATATTTCCAAGGCCATATCTGAGAATAAAGGAGTGATGTACGATCAAATTCTGGTGGTATAACTCTATCAAGAAAACTAGACGTATCTTTTCGATATAATAAAGCTTTAGTTATATTATCATTGTTATAAATTGCTTCCATTAATTTTATTTTGTTGATGCTAAGGTCTTCAAATCTATTGGCAATATTAATCGCCTCCTTTTATTGTAAATTTAATTCTCTTTGAAGAATAGATTCGATGTTGTCAAAGTCATAATACCAAATTTCTAATAATTTTATATTGTTATCAACACAATATTGTCTTTTTCTTCTATCATGCTCTAATTGTTTTTCAAAATCCTTTTTTGACTTATGGAAACCTTTTATATATCTCTCATGTTGTTCGCCTTGATATTCTATAAGACCATATTCTGGTAAATAAAAATCATAAGATAATAAACCATTGTTTAATCCAACTAAACCATCAAATTCTTTTTGTGGAATATAGTTTATATTTTTATTTATAAAATAATTACTAATTCTTTCTTCACCTTTGGAATATGCACACTCTGGGCATCTAAAATCACATTTATTAGAATTACAAATATCTCTAATATAATCATCATGTTTTCCATTAGGACATTTCCAATATACTTCTTTATCACTTTTAGGTGCATACTCATATGGCGATTTTTTATTTTTATCAGACCATAATTCTAAAGATTTTGGAAATAATGTACCTAAGCTATCTAATGAATGTACCTTGCCTCCACGTTTACTACAATAAGAACATCTGTCACCCATAATAAATCGATAACAACTTATATCATAATTATTATGATATTTTTTTTCTTGACATCTTATCCAAACTTTTCTTGTATTATTACATTTACTTATATCCCAAGGATTAATTGTATTTTTCTCACAATCCCAATACTTCTCGAAGAAATCAACGCCTAAATTATCAATTCCCCATTGAGCAAAGGAATTACATAGTTTACAATCCATACTTCCTTCTTGTCCACTTGTTAAACAATTAATTTGTTTTAATTCGCTTTTATGTATTCCCATTGGGCATTTAAAATAATATTTTTTATCCACCCCATATGTAATTTCACTGTGCTTGCAATCATTTAATTCATAATCCCAACGTAAAAGAATATCCTGTTTATTATTTTCAATACACCATTGCTCAAAAGATTTGCTGTTTTTTAATTTAGTTTTTTTATATGTTGGTCTTCTAAATAATTTATTGGCACATTTTTGACAATAATATACACCATTTTCTCCAACATATCTTTTATATGCTTGCCATATAACATTTTCTATTTTTCTCCCACAATCATCACATTCAATATTTACTAAAGCATGACTATTATCTAATAAATCTTCAATTTTTACCAATATGGGGTTTGTAGTATCATATACTAAAATATTTTTTCGTTGAGAATGTTTTTTCTTCGGAATTATATATCCTAAATTTTCATAATGTTTTGTATTTACCCCATTCATCTTAACTAACACTGTTTCATTTATCAATCCCATAAATATTAATCCTCCTTTAATCTTTGAAATATAAAAATAAGTAATTAAATTTCTCTATTTAACCACTTTTTTAATAATTCTTTAAATATTTGATTTTCTTCAAACTCAATATAAGTTTTGCATTTATTTCCTAAACCACAACTTATAGGAATTGCACCATGTTTAATAAAAACGTCTGCCTGTTCAATATTAAATATTTTCATACATTCTCCTTACAATACTGACCTCAACTTAACATTAACCTGCACACTATTCGTTGGAAATTCCACATCAGTAGCTTTTAAATCCACGAAATAGCTATATCCAAGTGCTTTCAAAGATGTTGTATTCCCTGTGAGTGTTAGAAATTCATATTTATTTGTTGGTGTCGTATCTGGAATGACCTCAAATGTAAAGTTAACTCTTGTTTCTAAAACTCCATTTTTGTAACGAGATGCTGTAAATACCTTAGTCTGATTGTACTTAACCTCATTGCTCGGAAGCATATTTGCCACAAGTTCATAAGTATAATTTGTTTGTGTACTTTCTATTATTTCAACATTTATAGTATCCTTTATACTATTATCAGAAGTTAAAGCGACAGTAAATATAACACTATCAGCAGTTAAAATTGTTACAACTCCAGTAGTGCTGTTGATTGTAGCCACACTTGTATTTGAACTGGAATATGTAAGTTGTGGACTAGACACAACTATATCATTATCTTTTAATTCTGCATTAATAGTTAATGGTTGCGTTCTGCCAATTTGTAGCGAATTTCCATTGGTGATTGTCAATACATAGTTAGCACTTTCAGCACTCTCAGCAACCCACTTGAGTTTAAGTACTAATATACCATTATCAATTACATCAGATATATTTTCTACTCTCCAATTCCATTTGTTCCCAAGTTTAAATATATCATTAATTGAAATTAATTGAGAATCCACATTGTTAACAACTCTTACTATAATAAAATCATCAATATCGGAAACATATTTCATTTCATCAATACCTAGCCCCATACTGTTTCCAACTGTTGAAATTACACATGGAATTGTATATGAAATATGATTTTTAACAAACTTTAAATTATTATTACATTGTTGCACTACACAACTTTTTATATGATCTATATTATTTGTTGACGTTACTAACCACGTATTACTATCAAATTGTAATAAATCACCAGATTCACACACAAAATCTAAATCCTTAAAAACTACTCGTTTCACATCATCAAGCGCAATTTTCTCAGTATCTTTCTTAGCCTGAAATACATGTATCTTTACACCAGTAGTATAATTTAATTCATTCCTTTTTTTATAAGAAACTTCTTTATAACTTACATTGTAATCAAAACTATCAGTAAAACTATCTGTAATAGAATTAATATATTCATCCCTAATAGTTAATCCATCAATAGATAATCTTGACTTATAACTATTTACAATATCAGAAAAACTCAAAACTATCCACTCCTTCTTAACTATTATATAATGTCAAAACTACAATAATCATAATAATCATGTTTATAATTAATTAAATCATAAACATTATCACAACGAATTTGCACCACTAGAACCCTTTAATTCATCACTATCTTGTTGATATGAATTCATAACCATATCTTGAATTAATTCTTCTCTAACATTTTTTATAGTTTCTCTAACCTCTTTCATATGATTTGCTTGACTATGTACTTGATAATCCCTACCATATACTAACTGATTTAAATGTTTTTGCTTTTGTAACTGAAATTCAAGATATGGCACAGTCATTCCTCTTGCAATATAAGTAATTTCTTGATCATTTAAATCATCAGTAAAATTACCTATTGTTATTCCATCAGAACTTGTTTTTGTATAATTATTTATATCAACTCTTGGAATTAAATAATTTCTACATATACCTATTGACCTATATATATACTTAGACAATTCAATTGCTAAATTATCTTCTGTATAATTATTGATAAATTTAGGATCATCTATAATCAACAGAAATTGTTCAAATGGTAATTCAAAGGAGGTAGCCAAATATATTTCTCCTTTCTTAATTAATCACATATTTATTTGAAAATTCTTGAATATTAATATTAAAAACATTATTTAAAACTTCCCATTTATTTTTATCTAAATATTTTGGATTGTTTTTAGCTACATTTGAAATGATTAATGCTAACACTGATTCTTGCAGTGGTTTTGACAATGACTTTATTTTTTCTATTAATTTATTTGTATCTAATTCTATAATATTATCAATTTCTTCTTTTGAAATATCATATTTTTTATAATTTTCTCTAAGATATAAAGTATCAATTACATCATCATCGTTTAATATTCTAATTTCAAGATTTTCAAAATGATCGCGATATCTAGATACTAAACTTTCAACATCTTCAAAACGCACAGGATTTATATGTCCATAGTTATTAAATCTAATAAGTTTATTGTTATGAGTAAAAAAACTACCTCCTGCATGTTCCATTTGCATTAACAATACTCTCTTTGTAGGATCTATCGTCACATAAGATTTAAATCCTTTATTTGTTTCAGATTTTATTGTTTCTATATCAGATTTATTTTCATTTATTTTATTTTGTGATTCTAATAGTTTTTCCATCATAATAGTAATATTATTAATTTTATCTTCAAGATCTTTATTTTTTTGATTTGTTAATTCTAATTCTTTCTTTAATTCTTCTGAAATATCAATTGAATTAGAATTAATTTGATTAGTTTCTTCATTAATTATATTATCTAAATTAGAATCTAATTTATTTTCACTTTTTGATTTTGCCATAAATTGTTTTTAATGCCTCCGATATATTGATTTATTAATGATTAGTTAATTATATATATTATTTTCTTAAATAATAAATAAAAGAGATATATAAATATATCTCTTTTATTATATTTATTAAATTTTCAATACCTATAAAGAATTATATTATTATTCTAAAATAAAATTATAAATTACTAGCTCACTTTTACTATCCCAAAATATGCCATCGAAATAATCTTGAGATCCCAACTATCTGTAATAGTATAAGAATTCGTGCCGTCACTAGTTTCGTATTCTTTTGATGCCCTTATAGTAGAACGTCCCTCAGTACCAATTTTTACCAATTTATCAGTAGCAATAGACATAAGTATCACATAATTATTATCTAAAGCAAAATCATAAGCACTGTTTGGGTTAATGGATTGCTCTAATTTCAAAGTAGGAATTCCGAATGGAGCTTGAATATAACCAACGTCTACATATTCTCTGCCTATAGGCATTTTCATATAGTCATTAGTAGGTAAAATCTTATTTAGAGCAGTTTTTGTACCTACAGAAGTTGCAGTTATACCACCATTAGCAGCAGCAACTCTTTCTGCTAAACGAATATATGAATCTTGAGCATAAGTAGTTTCTTTAAAATTAGTTGCAAGAGTGGAATATGCACCATAAATAATATTAATTACTTCTTGTTGCAACTTAGTTCTAAAAGATTTAACTACCTGATTCAACAACCAACCCCAATCATACATTCCTGTTGCAAGACGATATGTATCAATCTTTACGCCAATTTTCTTTCTTTTAGGATTTAAAGTAATATCTTCTTCCCAGAGGTTTTGGAAATGTACACTTCTCACACCATTAGCAACAGTAGATACAGACAATAAATGGTTTGACGGAATGTGGAAAGTTAAACTATCTCCATCCGCAATAGATTTTACCTCTGCAAAATTTAAAGCTGATTCAATTTCTGTTTTTGCGTTAATTTTATTAATAACTGCTTCTACTACAGAAAAATATGCTCTTTCAAAAGTTTGAAAAGCAAAAGCATCTCTAATTCCAAAACGTTCTTTATCCAAACCAGAAATCTCATAAGCCTCATCAGCAAGCATATTACTAAAAATATTATTTTTATCTTTAAAAGAAATTACATGACCACTATTATCAGTAGTATTAGCAAAAGTAGCAAATCTACTATATTGTCCTAAATTATTTTCTCTTTCATAAAGATAATGTTTGTATAATTCTACACCTAAATCAACCGTAGCAATTTGTTTCTTAGAAAACTTAGTAAGTATATTCATTATTATTTTTCATCCTTTCCTTTTTATATTTTTATTTAGTCTTTAATTACGCGAATAATTGTAGCTGGAATAGCAGTCTTTCCAGTAAAAATATTACAAGTAGAACCAGTTTCTTCAACTACAAATGCCAATCTTGTTCCGCCAGCTAAAGTAGCAGCAGAAGCAAGTGTAAAAGTTCCATTAGCAGGAATTACATACTGTCCAACAACAGGAGTGCCACTAATAGCAGAAGTATTAATTTTAAATCTCATACCAACTCTCATTCTATAAGCACGGACTGGCATCCCTGCGATATAAGTAAAAGTTGCCTTATTATGTACCGGAGTTCTAAACCCAAATGCATCAATATGGACTTCTGCACCAACAACCATTACTACTTCATTAGTAGTTACAGCAGTAGCAGTAGCAATTGCATATAAATCTCTTTCTCCAGATACTAAACCAGTTAATTCACCTACATAACCATCATCGAGTGCTGTTGAAGCATGTTGTACACTTAATACATCAGCATCAAAAATTGCCTCATTCATAAATTCACATATATTGCTCACTAAAAATTCCTCCTTTAAATATTAATTTAATTTTTTTCTTGATAATCTTTTACATAATCAGTCCAATGTTCACCTTCAGGCTTAGTTTCATTTGTTACAACAATTCCCATACGAGAATAACTTGCAAAATCTTTCTTTCCTTTAGTTTCAGCTTCATATTTATCACAAACAAAAGCTTTAACTTCTTTCTCAAATTCTTCAACAGTATTAAATTTTTCAAGTTTACCAAATAAATCTTTTCTTTCATCTTCATTAATTTTCTTTGCGAATTTAGAAAGAATAATTTCTGCTTGAGTTTCTTTCTTTTCTTTAGCAAAATTAACAATATCAGTTTTAAGAATCTCATTCTCTGTTTTATAAGTCTCAACTTCAGATTTAAAAGTTTCAATTTCTGTTTCTTTGGCAGAATATTGTTCTTTTAAACCATCTAGTTCTTGACCTAAAGAAACAATAGAATTTTGTTTTTCTTCTAATTGAGTGGTGAATTCCGCTAATTGTGTAGTAAATTCTTCTGATTTAGTAATAAATTCTGCTTTAATAGTTTCTTTTTCAGATTCAAAAGTAGATTGTAAAGTTTCTTTTTCTTGAATAAATTCCACATTTTTTTCATCTACTTTTATTTTAGCAAAACTATTAAATTCTTCAGTAAGAATTTCTTTTGCAAATGCCTTTAAATCTTCTGCTTTTATTTCACTAGCATTGACTATATTACCCCACATTTCATTTGCTACTGCATTAAAATTTTTTGCAAACTCTTCCTTATTAAATACCACCTTATCTACCTCACTTTCTTTAAAATTATTTATATCTTCAAATAGATAACTATAATCTTCTTTAGTTAAATTAAATTTTTCAAAGTTATCCATATTAAGACCCAATTGTTTATAATGTTTTTTTAAATGTGATATAGGACTACCAGTTATACCTTGTGCTCTTGCTCTGCTTAATGCAGATTGAATTCCCCTATAATGTACCACTAAATTACCATCATTTATAATATGATGTGGATAATGGACATTATTAACAGATAAATCATTATCTACATTTTCATCAATAATTAAATATGCTTCTTTTATAAGCGAAGCATGATTGCTTGCTTTAAGTAGACTATTTAACATCTTCGCTCCAGGATCTTCCCAATCACCAACAACAGAATTATCTTTATCATTTTTTATTTCAATTGAATTAGATTTACCTAATTCAATTCCAACTGAAAATTCTTCATTCTTAAAAATTTTTAATTCATCTTCTGCATACCACTCATGCTGTTCTTCATCGCCAATAAATTTAATTGCATAATAATAGCCATTTTTTACTTCTGAAATTATTCCTGTTTTACCTTCGTGTTCTGGCATGTGTAATTCTGTTGGTATTACGGAATCACCTAACTGAAATTTATTGTCTGTGTCTTGTTTTGCAAAAGTTTCTATTGTACTTTTACAAAAACTTGCATATGCTTCTCTTGGTTTATTTAAAACTTCAAGATGTGCGTTTTTCATACCAGTTGCTATTTCTAGTTTATCTCCTAGAATAGTTATACACTGATAAATCCACTCCTTAAACCTAAACTTACCACTAGATAGTTTTTCTTTTTTAAGAACTTCAATTTCTATACTTATTTTTTTTGTGCCACTTTTGAGAATATTCTCGGATTCCTTTGTGAGGTATTCTTTTTGGATCACGCCTAATGCTGTGGCATACTCAAGATTTTCATATATTTCATACCCATATTCACAATCTTCTAAACTTAATATACTACCTAACGGATATTCATCAATTTCATGTTCTTTAAAATCTCCATTTTTAAATTTACCACAAATCGGCGTGTATCCTATAAAATTTTTATTATTTTCATAATCTTCCTTTTCGATTACACTACCATTATAGTTAGAACCGATAAGTCCAAAGAAAAATTTACAAACCAAAAATCTAGGATCATCTCTTATTATAGTAAATTTATCACAATTAAATTTTACTATTTCACTCACAAATTAACTCACCTCCTTTAAATTGGTTAAATCGAAATTAAAATTATCAATAAAAAAAGAAGTTAATTTAGTTTTAACTTCTTTAAAATTATTTTTTCTAACTATTCCATTCCTTTAAATAAATTTCTAATTCATCACTCATCAAAAATATCCAATAAAATTTACCTTCTCCTTTACTTTTTTTTATATATTGAATATTTTTTACATTACATAAGAAATTTTTAATTTTAATATCATAACAATAATAAAGTTCATCTTTAGAAAATATTTGTTCTGCATTTTTTATGTACATATATTATCAACTCACTTTTTGTTGTTATTTATTACAAATAAAAAAGACTATAAACATATAGTCTTTAACTTACTTTTATATTATTGTATTTTTATTCTATCCAACTAATTTTTCATAATCTGATTTGTACATCCATTTAAAACCACCTGCATGATTATATTTACCAAGACAACAAGAAGAAATATTTGAATGATTTATTTTTAATTGTCTTTCTGCTTCAATAATACTATCAAACTCCGAAATATATTCTTTATTTAGTGATAGTTGAACAACTTTTTTAACATATGGAGATTTTTTATATTGTTTTATTTCGCTTTTATTATAATCTGAAAGAAACATCCATTGATATCCACCAGCAGATTTTAATTTACCTCTGCAACAAGATGAAATACTCATAATAATAATTCCTGTTTGTTTTTCAGCTTCAACCATGCTACTATATTCTTGAACATATTCACCACTTAACGACAATTGAACAACTGGTTTCGCCCCTGATTTTCCTAATCTTACCCCACTTGCTTTTTGTATTTCATTGGCATCATAATCACACCACCCCAATTTACTACATTCATTAAGATATCTTATAACTGTTCTCTTTCCTAAGTTCAGAATAACACTAATTTCTGATGAATTTTTAATTCCAGCATTCCATAATTTAGATGTTTCTTTTACTAAATTGTTACAAGCAAACTCATGACATTTTAACCAATCAATATTAGATAAATCAAATATCTGTGCTAATCCACTAACTAAAATATTATCTCTAATATATTTCATATCTGATTTTACACAATCAATTCTAATCATCTTAATATTATGTTCTTTTGCTTTTTTATCTTTATAATCATCTATAGCTTGAGATTCTTCAGGGGTGGTTCCATCTAATGTTTTTTTATTACCATGTCCCAATGCTCTATCCATTTCAATTATATATTTTTTATTATTAAATTCAAAATAACTATCATATCTCTTAGGTTTAATCCAATCCGGTGAATATTCGAATTTTATATATTTTAATTTGTATGTATTATTTAATTGGTTTAATAAATTACGTCCAAACTTATTGGGGTATGAAATATTATCTCCACAAATAGAACATCCCACTTGCCCACGTGTAATAGCATTCATACTTCTTTCAAATATATGATTACAGTCTAAACATTCCCATTTAAGTTTTACATCATAGCCAATGTACTCATCACTCAATCTAATATTATAATTATTTATTTTACACCAATTATTAATATTTTGATATATGTATATATTAGATTTATAAAACCCTTGTGGTATATAACCTTTTTTTATGCTGGAAATTTTAATTTTACTATACATATATCCATCCGAATTAATTAAATCTACATTAATTTGAGTATTTATTATTTTAACATTAAGTAATTTCCAAGTATCTCCTAAGTTATTATTAATTATTTGCTTAACTTCTTGTGCTTTAATTCCATTAATATATAATGAATTAAAACAATTTATACAATAATGTTGTTCATCGTCTTTAATATATTTTCGATAATCATTCAATGCTATTGTTTTTAAATATTCTCCACACTCATCACATCCAATATCAACTTGCACCTTATAACTATCTAATAAATCCTCTACTTTAACTAATATTTTTGTATTCTGTGGAACTGACAACCTTCCTTGATTATCTTTTTCCCTTGGTATTATATATCCTTTATTTTTATACCATTTAATATGTCTTCCACTTAAGCCAATTTCTACTTCTTTTGTTAGCAACATTAATTATTACCTCCGACAGCAATTATTTTTATTTTCCGAGAATTTTAAATAAGGGAAAAGAACTCGGATATTCTCTTATCAATAAGGCTCATGACTTCCTTATCTATCCCAATATTATTATACTATTATTTTATAACTTTGTCAATAATATTTATATTTAATTTAATTAGCTTATAACTTTTCCATCGTTTGAGTCGTAGTCCCTAGTAGTGGCTCCTCCGTCATTTAGCTGGTCATCAGGTTTTTTCTCCCTACCACCTAAATTACTAGGATTGCTTCCGCTTTGAGTATAAGACGTACTAAAAGGAATGAATTGTTGCGTGTCCCAACTATATAGTGTCTCATCATCCATCTGCATTTCATATTCTTCTGGTAATTTTCCCAAAGAAGCGAGATATTCTTTACGACACACGCCAAGGGTTGCAGCGTTCTTATACCTATTCGAAACTTCTTCACGACTAAATGAGTCCCCGAACATCTTAATCCCAAATTTATAAGAACCCGTTCTTTGTGCTAATTGATAATTTATATTTTTAGTATATTGTCTGTACATATGATTTATAAATTGCATATCAGTAGTATTACTATTTTTAACAGCAGAACCAGATTTACCATCTGCTGAACCATATGTTAACGGTGATATACCAGAATTTTGCCACATACTATTTCCCACTATACTTGAAATTGCTGCTATACTTTGATTGTCAGAGGTCTTGATTTCTGTGGCACTCATTGGAGAGGAAAATACTGTAGTTCCGAAATTTAAGCCAGCTTGACAAGCCGCCACCCATTTGGCAGTAGTATTGAAATCTATGGAAGGTTTTCCATCTTTATCCAGTGGTGCTTGTAAATATATTAATTTAAATGTGTCTAACATCGTTTTGGTCTTCAAGAGTTGACGATATTCATCTATTCCTAACACATCTCTAAACAAACCCCTTAAAGGATTCAATCTAGCAGCCTTGGTGTCATCAAAAAGAAACACTACCGATTTTTTAGGTGGCATTTGTATAAAATAATTTTGATTAGTCTTAATATCCTCATAAAAATCTTCAAACCAATCAGTAAATTCAGAAGCATAATCATTAAGTGATTGTGGTGTACGAAGGAAAAACGTCATGTCAAAGGCATATGTGTATCCTAAACTTGTTCTTCCATTTATAATACATCTATTATCTCCAGAAGGCATTTCTTGATAATCAATATAATTATCCGCTTCTCTTAAATAGTAAAATTTTCCACCCTCACGTATGACACCTAAAGTTATATTAAAAAATTGTTCTTGAATTCTAAGTTTCGTTAAAAAATCTAATGCTTTCTTTTTAGAGTTTTTATATGTAGCAAACGCTTTTTTATCTTTTTTAGGATCGGGAACGGGAGTGATAGGATAAATGTAATAATAAAAATCAAGATTAGATGCAAAATGATAAACTACACGTTCAAATTGTAAAGATACCCCCTCAAGATACTGTGACAAATTACTTAATTGTTGTTCATATCTATGAGGTTGTAATAACCATTTCTCAATCTCTTGAGAAGTAGGTTTATATGGAGATATATTTATATCTTTCATCAAAGAGTTACTATAATGTGGATAGTATCCTTGATTATTATTTATCTTTCTTAACAAACTATATAATGTATTAGAATATGTTTCTAAAAATTTATCTGGTGACATATCTGTATTTGATATATCACTGTTTATATTACTATTTATATTATTATTACTATTTGTTGTAACAGAAAGTGATTTTTGCTTTTTTCTTGCCAAATATTTCACCTGCCTACTTTTTTAAGTGATTAATTAGTAATTTGAAAATTTTTCCCAAGGTTTTGATGTTGGAGCAATAAAGAAATTTTCAAGATCATCTTCTTCTTTTTCTTTTAATAAATCTTGTTCTAATAAAGAAATAAAATACCCTCCATAACTGCAACTTGTATACCTATCTTTCCTTGCTGTACCAATTGTTTCTAATTTAATATTTCCATTAAGTATGGTATATTCTAAATTAATAGTCTCATTAACCATTTCTGAAAATTGTCTATATGGATGAATATACCATACAGTTAAATTAATATCTTGATTGCGAGAAAAATCTTTATTTGTTTTATTTAGATATTCTTCACCATCATTTTCATCAATAAGGAAATTACACATATTTCTTTGTAGTTTATCTTTAAAATCTACTGCAATATCACTATTTAATCTAGCATTAGCTAAAACAGGATATATAACAGGTTTTGCTTTTGCTGCTAAAGTTTTTTCTTTTAATTCATCAATCAATGATTTATCGAGAGATTTATGTTCATATACTGTAAAAGCATCATATTCAATTCCACGTTCATCATCTTTTGTTACTGTTGCAAGTCTCTCGAAAATTGTAATACCTACGTTATGTAAATCAAGTACAATATAATCTGCTTCAAAATCATGATAAATTTGTTTTATTCGTAATGCTTGTTTTTCGGTATGCTCACCTTGTTTTGATTCCATATAAACATATTCACGGTGATATCCTTTTAATGTAGGTAATGCTCTTATACAAGTAATAATTGTATTGTCATTTTTCTGACCTTTTCTTGCAGCAATATCTACTGAAACAATTCTAATTTCTCCATCTACTCTTTTTATTTCATTTGGATTTTTCTTTTTATTTAATATATCATGTCTTAAAGGATAAAACGACTTCTTTAATTTTCTATTTTTTTGAAACATATCTAATTTAAAATAAGAATTACTGTTCTCTCCAAATGGGATATTTTCATATTCTTCTAAAAAAGTTATTGCATCCATAGTCGATCTGTCTCTTGCTATTGCTTTTTTAGTTTTAATATTATGTTTAATAGCAATTAAATAATCAAAAGCAATAAAACCTGCATCTTTTCCTTCTAACATCATTTTTATAGTGTCTAAAGTTTCTTTATACCACCATAATCCTTTATGATAAGCAGAAGATATAAGAACTTGTCTTGGTTCTTCAATTAAAATTTTTTCATTTGCATATTCTGGTTTCATTAAATATGGTGTTTGTCTAGCATATGAAAATGGTTTTACTATCGCATCAAATTTTGTTTTGTCCATTATACGAAATTCTTCACCAATTGTGAAAGTAGATCTTTCTCCTCTCCCACTTTCCTGACAAGCTACAACCTTAATAGTTGTTCCATTTTGTAAAGTACAACTACAATTATTTTGAGTATCTGAAAAATCTTTTACTTCTCTAGAAATATTTGGATAGTCATCTTTTAATCTTGACATTTTACCAAATATAATACCTGCCTGTTTCATTGAGGCTGCTACAATTACAATTTCACTATTTGGATAAAGTACACCTCTAGCATAAGCCAATAAAGCAATTAACCATGACTTTGCTGCTGCTCTACTTGCAATTGTAACAAAACTTTCACATATACTCATAAAATATATCCAAATTATTTGATACCAATATAATTGTACTCCAAAATAATGTTGAATAAATCTATGAATATTACGTCGATAAAAAGTAGTCCAATCAATTAAATTTTCTTGCCATTGTTCATTTCTATCTTTATCTTTTATCATTGACTTAGGTGCTTTAAATTGATTACTATGTCCAGAATACTTACTATGATTATTTTGATAATTATTATAACTACGACCCATTAAAATCACCATCAATTTTCCCAACATCAACACTATCTAAATCAGCATCAATATTATCATCAACAAAGAAATTTCTAACACCTGTAAGAAAATTTTCAATGGGACGAGAAATATAATTTTTCAGATATGGTTTAAATCCATCTATATCTTTATATTTATCTTGTTGTTCATACCATTCTGCTGGTCTAAATTGTTCAATATCTTTTACCCATAAACCAAATGCTTCATGTGATTTTCCAGCACTTGCTTGATTAGCTTTTGCAGGATCAACTGATGCTGTTTTAAAAAGTTCTTGTAATTCTTTTACATCTTGTGATACGCCTTCTTTATCTGCACGTTTATTTCTTATTATTAATATTTTTACACAAATTTCTTTCAGTAATGTTATTTCAGCTTGATTATCACATTTATGTGTTTGTTTCCAATTTGACAATTCTAATTCTAAAAATATATAATCATCTAATGAAAATCCTCTTCCCCAAAATAAAACTAAATCATCATCAATTTCTTCTTCAACTTGATCATTAATAATATTTTCAAATTCACTATCTTTAAATCTAAATGATTCTAATTTTTCATTATTCTTACTTGTGGACCCAAGTTTACTTTTATAATATCCAAATAATTTACTTGCTTTTTTACCTTTAGACATTAAATTTTCTACATGCGATTGTGCTTGTTTTAACGCTTCTTCGCTATACCTTACATCTAAATCTCTACATGTTAATTTTAAAGCAATATCTATATTATTATGTATTGAGAAATAATTATCGAAAATCTCATTACAATGATCTCGACAAATTGAAAGATAACCATTTTTATCTATATTTGGATTTGTACATTCATAAAAATAAGATATAGGATGCATTTTCATACAAATTCTACAATAACCTTCTCCAGATACAGTTTTAACTTCTTTAATATTCTTAATAGTTTTAGTTAATCTTGGCATCTGGCATCATCTCCTTTTAAAGTAATATACTTGTATTCATTATCTAATAAATTATCAAATTTAAAATTATAATATTTATTAAAATTATCTTTATCAATTATTAAATTACCGTTACACAAATATTTTTAAATTTATCCTCCATTTCTCCACGCATATAAAAATAAAATAGAAATTAGGATGTGTAGAGAGGGAATAGCTAATTCCCAATTACTTAACTTCTTAAAATAAACATATTTAAAATTATTATATTTATAATCTAATACTAACCTAAAAAATATTACAACCAAATCTCACTTCTATACTAAATAATAAACACACATTAAAACCCATTAAGATAATAATTAATGGGTTTTATCTATGATTATTTAATTGTCCTTCCGACTATCTAACCCCATCTAGTAGAATTATTAATCATGTTAAGTATTTGTTCAGCAACTTTATTCATATCATCTTTTGTATTATTAACAGTTAAATTACATGTAATATTAGTTTTAGATTCTTTTTCATTTTTATTTGTATCATTAACAAATTCCTTTTCACAATCGTTCCATCCAATTTCCTTACCCAACATAAACAATTCATATAAAACATTTTTTATACATGAACTACAATCACAATCTAAGTTTTCAATTCGATCATAAAATTCTTCAATAATACTAATATCTAAGCATATATCTTTATTTTCACAATCATCACATTTATCAACTGATTCCTCATCATAATCTTCAATAAAATTATCCGCAAATTCGTCTAAAATAGATTTAATAGAAATTTTATTTCCATTTGTCTCTTGAATTCTCTTAGCAAATAATTCTAACAATTCTCCGTAATCAAATTCATCTTCTTTACATCCTTCGCAATCTTCACAACAATCACAAACTTCATCGTCATCGTATGTATAAGGACTATCATTTATTTTTTTTACTTCTTCTTTATTATATTCACTTAAACCACCAACAAAATCTTGATAAGATTCAAAATCAACTTCTTCACCATCAATATAAAACTTACTTTTTACGTGTTCAAAAGTTTCATCATCATAGTAATGTTTGGTTGTTAGTTGCATGTTTTAATATTCTCCTTTAAATTTATATTATTATTTTATAATTGTAATAAATATAATTTAATTATTACAACATATCTTTTTCCTTTAATATTGTCGCATTTTTAGAACTCTCAATAGTAGCATTAGCATTTATATTAGTTATTTGTACACTATGATCGACATTCATTTTATTCAGAATTAACGTAATAGAATCATCCATTGAAATACCTGAATTAATTAAACCTGTGTAAAAACCAGAATAATATGAAGAATCTTTTAATCCTCTTTTAAATTCATCTAAATCTAATTGAATATTAGTATCTTCTGCTAGATTATCAGTTGATATCTCTAATGGTTCAAAGAATAGAATCACTTCTGATGTAGAAGAGAGTAGGGGAGTGGTATTTAATTCTTGTTCTTGTATTTGTGTTTGAGATATTGTTTTTGTTTTATCGTTCATATGTTTTCTCCTTAAATTAAATAATCAACTACTTTTAGATTGTCTTGACATGCTTCGCTTCCCCAAAAGTACCAATCATATTTTAATTTCTTAATTTCTTCTAATCTTTCTTCAGTTATATTAGTATTATTAATAACTATCTCTTTTAACTTTTTCCACATAGTATTAGTTTCTTCCATATCATCAATCATTTCTTGATGTTTACCAAATGAACCTGATATAATACTATGAACCATAATTCTAGAATCAGGTAATGCTCTACGTTCTGAACCACATATAAGCAACCAAAATCCACCAGAAAAAGCTGTAGTATGAACTGTTATGATAATATTATATCCTTCATTAATCATACTTTTTATTTTGGAGCATAAAGCAATTGTTGAGTACGCATCACCACCATATGTGTCTAAAACTATTTCTATTGGTTCTTTAGTATTATTTTTCTTGTCAAGTAATTTAAGTCTATCTAGCCAATACATTACCTTAAAAATAGAATCTCGTTCTATTTCCTCAGAAAATAGAATACGTCTGTCTCTCATAGCAGAGTTAATACGCATTTCATCCATTATTCTATCATTTGGTATTAAATATTCCATGTATATATTACCTTTCGGCATTTTATTTTAATTCAAACTAATATTATATTCAATTGTTTTACCAACACATTCTTCAAAAACAACAAATGTAGAACTTGCTTCAGAAATCTTTTTAATTTTTAAACTAAAATCATCTAATCCACAGATTGAACCAACACCAATAGTACCTTTAGAAACACCTAAATTTATACTATTTGCATGATGTTTATGACCAGTTACAAGGTAAGAAATATCTTCATTATACATATATGAATAATCTCTAATTGATTGTTGAACATCTTTTTCTTCACCATGAGTACCTAAAACATTAAATCCTGCAATTTGTGTATATATCATTTCCGTTTCATTTTCCATACATTCAATATTAGGATTATCTTTTAATATTTCTTTTGTTAAAACAAAAATTACTTTGCTAATATTTTCATGTGGCAATTCCCCTTTTTTAGTACCTAACAATCTCAAGTCTGTATGGTTTCCACATGTAGAATAAAATTTTATTTTAACATTTTCACTTAATAAATTTAACCATGTTGCTATGAAATAAGAATATTTAATTGCTGATTCAATAACACCATATTTTAAATTTATAAGTTGTCCTAGATGAATTAATCCATCTAATTCATCACCAAGATTCATTATATGTATTTCTGTTAAATTTTCTTTTTTACAAATTTCTATAGTTTTATCAAGTAGTTTATACATTCTTTGTTTAAATATATCTTCATTATATTCATTAATAATCTCACCTTTAAGTCCTTTAATTAAAATTTCTTTTCCAAAATGTGCATCAGAAATACACAACAATCCTTCTGTTTTATTTTTATTATTAATAATTTTAATAGGGGATGGAAGAGGTTGAATTTCTTTTATTGCTTGAATTGCTCTTTCAGTAAATAATTCAAATCTTGCATCCTCTCTTAATAATTGTGATAATACTGCTTTTTCTGTTTGAACTTTTATTTTTTCTTTTTGTAATTCTTGTAATTTTTGCTCATACTCATTCAATATCTTATCATCACTAATATTAATTATCTTTTCTTTATCAAGATAAGGAAGAAGCATTTTTAAACCATAATACCTTTTCCTACATTCATCAGAATTCAATGTTACCCCAAATGCTAATTTAAATAATTCAACATAATCAATATCATAAATTCCATTTGATTTACCTTCAATAAGTCTAATTATATAATCATAATCTGATTCGTTATCTTTTCTTAAATGTTCCATACAATTCCTCAATTCAATTTAAAATAGTGTAGAAGAGGTATAGAATATCGACCATTATTCTTTTTAATCCTTCCAATCCATTTCACTTACCATTTTACTAATTTCACTTCTATGATCTTCTATCATATTAACTTGCCCTGCAATATATTTATCTTTGAAATTATTGCTTGTAACAGTTAATCCATTTCTATTTAAACAGTATCTATTATCAATCTGCATAGTAGAACCATCTAATAATACAAATGTTCCTTCACCAATTCTAGAAAGTAATCTTTCCATTTCAGAAGGTGTAAAATCTTGTGCCTCATTTATATACAATATAGAGTTACGAAGTGATCTACCTTTAGCAAATTGAATAGGTAAAATTTCTAATCTATTATTTCTAAGTAATATATCCATTATATTATCTTCCGAGGTGGTATCACATAAAACACCAAGTAGAGGAGATGTCTTTTCTACTACATCTCCTGGGATTGCAGGAAATTCTCTTCTTCCTTTAGGTGGTGAATCACTTTTTACAAAATATAACTTATCAACTTTTTCTTTGTCTAACATTTGCAATGCCCAATGTATCATCAAAAAACTTTTACCTACGCCATATTTTGAATCAGTTATTTTAATTTTTATATTATCATTTTGAAGCATATGTATAAATGCTTTTTGATAAATATCTAATGGTACAATTTTATTTACATATTTATTTATTATTGGTTTAATTTTTACTTCTTCAAAATACTTATTCCATGTAAATAAATATTCATCATTAGATGTTGTATTATGAATTATTATATATTCATTAGGTTGAAAATTATATAAATTAGGATTTTCAAGTAAATTAACATATTCTTGCTCTGTCAAAGTTAGTTTTCTAATGCCATTATATTTATCATTACTCTTACCATCTTCAAACTCAAACATTTTACATGGTAATCCTAATGCTTGTGCTTTAACAATTAAATTGTAATCATCTGAAATAAAAATCATATCTTTATCATTATTTTCATAAGTAGTATATGCCATAGACAGTATCATATTATCATTACTTTGATTAGAAAACATTACACCACAAATATTAACACCATTCATTATAATATCTACATTATCAGCAGAATTAATATTTTTAATTGCTTGTCTTGCTTGATATGATATTCGTTCATCTCTTTTAAGTTTGTCTAATTCTTCAATTGAGACAATACTTATATATATACGAGAATAATTATCAAAATTAAATTTTGGACTTAAGAGTACATTTGTATCTACAAAAATCTTTTTTAATTCTTTCATAAGATATCAATTCCTCTCGGAAAATTTTTGTTGCTTACTATTCTATAACATCTTTCTTATACATATCCTTAAAAACTCTATCTGCCATCCAATCAGGTACTAAAATCTTTTTCCTTTTACTTTTCTTCTTTTTTGAAGTACCAGACAAATCAGGATACTTCCCACCTTCCATTTTTAAAATTTTTTTAGAGATTAACCATTCTTTTTCTTGTTGACTGATTTGTTTCAATGTTACGTTGATTCTCCTTTTGTAGTTTATTTTATTTAGTTTATTGTATTTCAAATTTTTTAATAGGAAACGAAAATAGAAAACGAATGAGGAAATTAAAAAGAGAGCAGGACGCATCCTAACTCTCTAAAGTGTAGTCCGAAGACATCCACCGTGATTACTTATAGTTTCCATATAAGATTTTTCTTATATATAGTTATAAAACTCTTTATTTATAATGGTTTATTACTATTTTCTATTTTCCTACTTTTATCATATTCTCTTTTCCACAACTTATTTTGTTCTAATTTATTTATTTTAGCACAATCACTACAATATTTATTTTTATTATTTCTCATTATAATTAATCTACAACAATTATTTCCTTCACAAACATCAATTCTATAACCTTTCCAATCTAAATATTCATATATAAAATCTATAAAATCAATAATTTCAATAGCAACTTTACCTTCATCTTTTGCAAATAAAACTTTCATATTAGTACATTCAACTTTTCTTGACACCTCTATTAATTCCATATCTTTTAATTTATTAATCATTAAACCTTGATCTTTTTTACTTATTGCCATTTTTGTATCACTAAAAATATCTTTTAAACTTGAATTAACCCAATTAGCTTTATTTTTATTCATTTGATTATATATTTTAGAATAAACAAGTAAGACAAAAGCTAATTTTTCTAATCTTAAATTATTAATACTATTTATAATTTCTAGTTCATCTTCATATACTAATATATTTATAATATAAAAAAATTCATAATCAGATAAATTACTAACTTGTTTTACAATATTCTCAATGGTATTTTTCCAATTCATAAAATTATATTTCTTATAATTATTGCTCATAAAATTATCAATAGAATCAATAACTTGTTCCTTATCTTGACCAATCTTAAAAAAATGTTTTGCTAATAATTTTATTGTGATACTTGGTTTATCATCAACATATCCATCATTTAATGATTTATTTAATAATACTTTTTCATTCAATATTATTTTCATTAATATCCTCCGTAAACATCGAAAATTTATTACCACCAAACTCAATATCACCAAATTTATTTAAAATAGGGTATGATACAATATAATTATTATTTTTTAATAAATTGTTAATAATTATATCTCCACAAATATCCCATGCAAATTGTTTAGAATTATTATTCTTGTAGCAAATACTAATTACAATATTACATAATTCTTCAGCATTACTACATAATTCATATGCTTTTTTCTTAAAAGTATCTTTTAAAATTTGTCTATGTATTTTATTTTCTTCATTATCAATTCTTTTACTTTTTATATTTTGAGAATATTGTTGTGTTTTTTCAGTATAATCTTGATATAATTTATTAATAGCATTGTATCTACCTTTAGAATATTTACTATTTGTCATTAGTATTGAATAATCAAAATCATTATTATTAATTATATTATAATTATCAAACTCTTTTTCAATTCTCCAACAAATACGATTCATCACAGATTTACTTATAGATACAGGCATTTTAATATAATACCATTTAAGATATTCAATTTGTTCCTCTGTTTTATTTTCTAAACTTATTAACTCATCTATGGTTATACCGAATCTCATAAGACAAGTATTTTTAGTTTGGTTTATATATCTATCATATACTTTCTTCCTATATGGATATATATAATTAAAAAAATAAGGTTTTTTATTTGCTACAATACTCTTATCAAAATCACTAATAGCAGAACGATAATCATACCATTCTTTAGGTATTTTTTTACTAACTATACCTTTAATTTTATCTATCGCATTTTGTTGATAATTTTGCCCACACATAATTCTATTTAATACTTCTTTATATTCTTTACTATCTTCTTTAAATTTTACTAATACATCAAACATTGAAGTGATATGATTTGTTGTTACACCTATATCATCTCCAAATCCATCTTTATTTGATTTTATAAAATCTTTTTTCTTAGGAATTATTTTATCTGCTGTTTTTTGCACACAAAATATTGCATCTGTTTCTTTAATGGAATTAAGTATCGTAGAATTATTAGTTGTAAATACACAATCACTCGATTGTACCCCTGCTTTCGCAGTATTTCAAAAGGGACTAGACTATATCATCATCCTTAAAAAATTAAGGAGTCCGGCACTTCGATTTAAGGGAATTTCACCCACTGTATCGCTACAGTCCTACTCCTATTGTGGAATTTCACCACTATTTCAGGATAGTCGTTTAACGATTATCTTAATAATTATTAAGATTTCGCACAGGATTATCATATGTGTGTTTATTTATATTAATTTAACTAACAAATTTATAATAATGTTTTAAATATGATTTATTATTATTAATACTTAGTATTATATTACCTCTTATAGAATCAACTTTTGCTTTTGTAAAATTATTATCCCTTAAATATTCTGCACAAGCACCTATATATTCAAAAGTATCTATATAATTATTATTAATATCATATAATTGTATTTTTCTTGCTCTGCCATTTTGCTCTTTTGGTCTAGAATTATTTAGTTTTGCTAATTCTGGATTATTCATGTATTTTAATTTTAAACTATTATTGTTATAATTTGGATTATTTTCACCTTTCATTCTTCCATCTCTTGCAATATGTCTATTATGTAAAACTGTATATTTAATATTATATTCATGTGTTTCCCACTCTAAATTATCGACATGATTATTAGTTCTATCAAAATCTTTATGATTAACTTCTGGATAATTATTAATATTATTAATAAATAATTTTGCAACCAATCTATGTAATCTTTCAGTTATTCTACAATCATTTTTCCCAACAGTTACACAAACATATCCATCTTTATTTAATCTAGTTTTTAATAATTTTCCAGAACTAACTCCTATAATATTACCATAATTACTAACCTCATAATCCAGACCATTTATATTAATATTTTTCCAAACTTCTATATTTTATTCCTCCTTGATTATAAACACACACTTAGACTTCCCCTGTTAGCCACATTGTTAAGTAGTCATTTCCTACTACAAACAATTAAGTCAATGTGACACCTTGCTCTGCAAGTTCACCGGATTTTTCATATGTTATTACTAACATAAGGGACTGTAATCAATCCTTATCTAAACCATTTAAAGCATGAGCAGTAGTATCCCATGAATTAAAAATTGTAATTGTATTCATATATTTATACCATTTTCGCATATCTTCTGTATTCTTCAAATTTAATATTCTAATATTATTGTGACAAGTCATAGGAGCACGAAAACAAGCAACTTTATCTACATCTAAATCATTCCAATATTTAGAATAAAATTCTCCTTCTTTTAACAAACCTGTTACTTCCATTCCAAATATATTTTGACATAAACTAAAAATATCACCTGAAACAATAGAGTAATTTGCCTTTGTCTTTAATACACCTATCTTAGCATCTTTAATTCTTTTTTTAATCGTATTATGTATTTTATTTTTGACAAAAGAATCATCTATCATTCTTTTATCAATCATTAACGCTTTAATAAAATCATTTTCTTCATTATTAAAATTAATTTTATCTAAATGTATACCTTTAAGAAATAATATACTTTTTCTATAATCCTTACTAATAATATCATGTATTTCTTCTGTCGTTGGTTTAATTAACTGTTCAATACCTTCAGTATTTAAGTATAAAGATTGCAAAAATTGGTAATTTGTATGTCGTTCATTTTCCAATACTTTAGGTGTATGTTTTGTAATACTAAATGAATATCCATTATTTTTACAACAAGATAGATAATGTTCAAGTGAATCATAAGAATCCCAAAGTTTAAGCATTGAGGTTGTTAAAATTAATTCTATATTTCTAATGTCTCTATCTTCATTCCAAACATCCTTAACTATATATTTTTTATTTGCTATATTTTTTGCAAAATCTTGGAAATTAAACGAAAAAATCATGCCTTTACAGAAAGAATTACGCAGACAATATCCACTAGGTATAAAATATTCTTTATCTTCTTCATCAATACTTTTATCATTATTAATTTCTTTTATCCATCTTCTACTTAATTCAGGTGAGATAATACCATACCCATCACTATCATTTAATTCAATAGGATAATCTTTTTCATATACAATATCAGGATACTCTGATATAGTATCATCTATTTTAATTACATTTGCTTTAAAATTTGTTATACAGTCATTTACAACTAGTATTCCTTTTGGATCTGATACAGGAATACTAGAAGAAGTAACTAAAGATTTATATGATTCTAGTTTTGCAGGTATAAAATTATTATTCATATTTCTACCATTATCTATTTTATTTTCTAAATCTTCATAAACATTTTCACTAACATAAGTTATTGTATATTTTTTTACTCCTCCAGGAGTGCCTAGTAGATGTTTAAATTTAACACCGTTAATATAAAATCCTTTCTTACTATTCATTCTATCAAAATCTTTATTGTTATCTATTACTATACAAACATAATCCTTTATCAATAATAAATCATATATTTTATTATATAATGATTTAATTTTTCTACGATTATCAATAGAAGTAGGTAGTTTTTTTATCTTGCTTATATCCCTATAAACATTATTAACTTTTTCATATATAGATTTAGTGTTAACTTTATTTATAATATCTATAAATCTAATTAATGCACTTTCTGCCAAAGAAACTAATTCATTTTTATCAGATGCTTCATCAATACTAATATTTAAATTCCATTTTGATTTTCTTAATCTAGTAGAATTAATTTTATATATGTATCTTTGTGGTGGGTAATTTGACAATAAATTAATCCTCCTTTAATAATTACATTATTATTTATTTTTCCATCATATGGTCATACCAAGCAGCTAAATGATCATCTACATCCCAATCATTAATATCTTTTGATTCATAATTGCTATGTCTCCAATTATTGTCAATTATAAAATCATCATAACTATAATTAAATAAATCTTCACAAGTATCTTTTATAATATCTTCATCTTCAGAATTAATTATTTTAGATATTAAATCATTTTTTGATAAATTATCAGAAGTGTCATGTTCAATATCTAATTTATTTACTAATTCGATTAAATCATCTTCGTTAAAATTATATAAATAATCTTCTATTTGATCTTCTTCGTATTCATTATCGTCATCTTCATAATTTTCATCTTCATCAATTAATATAATATTTACTTCTTTTAGTTCATCATTAGTTTCTAATTCAAAATCATCATAAAGATTATAATTAATATTAATATCATAATCTTCTTTACCTTTAAGTGTTTCAAATAATTCTTTTACTTTCATAATTATCATTCTCCTTTTATAAATATTATTTTATTTTGATTAGTATAAGAATTAAATATTCTTATACTAATCCCTAATTATCAGTAATAACTTACCTAATTAACTAACAATCCATCATATAATCATTAAACTTCTCATAAATATCTTCCTTATCTATCCCATATATACTTTCACACTTCTGTATAATTCCACCTTGTATCCATTCAAAAACATTTCTACTCTCAAACTTGCCGTCAATATAAAATGGTTTGCTACCATTATATTCCAACATCATACTAATACTCTCATTTCTAACTCCATGACCTTTAATTAAATAATTATATTGCGAGAAAATAACTTCTAACCATAATTCACATCTAAATTCATCTTTAAAACATCTCATATTATCATCCATGTATTCTATGTATTCTGCTTTAACTTTTATATTTTTATAATTTTCTTCACCAAAAGTTTCTACTACAAATTTATGTAATTTTTCTTCCATAATTGCTTCAATTTCATCTAAATCATATTCAGATACAATGAAATTTTTACTAATTTTCATAATATCATTTCTCCTTTATTATTTATATTATATTTTTATAGTGTTTTATCTGTCGTTAAACTAATCAAATCCATCATTAACTTTTTATCTTTCTCACTCATATTATTAACTTTATACACAACATCAATCAATCTCTCAATAGAATATGTCGATATACCACTTAAAGCATTACTAACTTCTTTAACCTGACTTGTAGCTTTCTCTAATTCAGGTTTTAATTGTGTAATCTTATTTTTCAATTCATAAATCTTCTCATCATAAACTTTTTTAAGTTCAGTTTTATAAGTTAAACCAAATGATTTCAATCTTAATAAATCATCATCTAAATTTTCAATACTATTTTGAATATCTAATTTTCTTTCCTTAATTAACTTATCAACAAAATTATTCTGACTGACTTCTGAATTTAATTCTTTAAACATTTCTGCTTGACCTTTAGTTACCCAAATTAACTCTCTGTTATCACTCATAATATAATCTCCTTTATTTATATTTATTAATTTAAATTTATATGTAAATACTACTTAATATCCTATAATTTCTAGAATCAACTTATAATTCTCTCTTAAAAATTCCCCTTTGCACCATTTATCACAGAAAATATTATTATCTACATCTTTCACAACGTCTTTATCCTTACTATCCAATTCCCTCAAACAATTAGAACAATATATAATATTATTCTTGTTATCCATACTCCTTTCATTTATATTATTTTGTCCCATCTATAATATCTACCCCTAACCCTGCAATTTCCTCTAATGCACTACTACTGATTTCTATATCAATATCTAATCCTACCGAATTAAAAAGCACTTCTTCTAAATCTAATCCATTTACATGATAACTATCTAAACCATACTTATCTAATTTTTTAAGCAATCTTCCATCCTGCTCATCATATAGTATCTTACAACCTTTTAAAATCTTAATATCTATATGATTGCTATACCAACAATCTATTTTCTTTAGAATTGTAGATATATTTGTTGTTTGGGTAGGGGAAGAGAGGATGTAGTCACCACGATCTGAATATGTAAGTTTTCCTGAATATGTAAAAGTTTTATTTAATTTATTATTATTTATTTTATTCATATATATTTACCTTCCTTTTTATTATTTATTAATTTATTTTATTAATATATTATATTTTATTGTTCAATTAACTATCTAATACTATTTATATTATTCACTAACCTAAATAAATTCCAATATAATCTTGTTGGTCTACTTTGCATTACTATATAATTTCTATTTCTTGTAATTAAATTTCTCATATAAAATTTAATTAAAACGCAAAATTATCACTCAAATTTGCTCTTTAAAAATCTATGCCCATAACTATATAAAAATTTACACAACTCTTGAATATGACCTCTGAAATTCAATTTTAAATCACAATTATTCCTAAAAGTGCTACAAAACATTAATATTATTGACTTTATAGCATATTACCACAAACTACTGATTTATAAGGGTTTATCGCAGTTTTAAAATTAATTGAATTTAGATCAATATGAAAATTTCTAACAAAAATTAAAAAATAATAATACTAATTTATTATACTATTTTCTTACTTTCCTTTTCTAACTTTTTCTCTAATTTTTGTTGACGTTTAAATTCTTTTAATTGTTCTAAACGTCCTTTTACTTTAAATTTAAGTGCTAAATCCAATTTATCTATGTATTTTTCATTTACTAATAAAATAGATTCTGTATCGCCTTGTGCTAAGATAGTATATTCAATATTTTGTTCATCTAATTTATTGATGGTTTGATTACTAGGAAAATATATTGCCAGTGTGTCTTTAGAGTATCTGTATATATATGTACCTGAATTTCCTTGAAGATATTGATTCTTTTCATTTGTCATTTTGTCTATTATTGTTTCATTTGTATTATAGTAATTTTCTGTAAAGATGTTGTAAATTCCTAAGTATTTCTGGATAGGGTAGACCTCCTTTCTTATAGATTTTATATAAGTTTAAATTAAATTAAACTTTTATTCTTCATCATTTTCTAATATTGTAAAAGTAACCATAGGATTATTTACATATTGTAATAATTCTGATCTTATTATATCTGTTATTTTATTAAGAATAATAGGAATTATTTCATTTGAATTATTTAGATTTGAATTATTAGTTTCAAACTCAACTTTATATTCATATTTACCCATATGGGGATTTTTCACCTCCTTTCTTATAAGATTTGTATTACTTTTAAGATTTTTGTTTATGTATTTGTTTATTGATTAATTGTATTATAGCATGAGAGTAGGGTAGAAGTCAATAATTATTTTTATATTATGTTAAATATTTTTAAATTATTATGTATTTTTATTATTCAATCTTTTCTCTGCAATATCACAATAATCCTTATTCATTTCAAATCCTATATGATCAAAACCCGATTCTCGACAAGCAAGAAATGTTGTACCTGAACCTTCAAATGGGTCTAAGCATATACCATTAGGTGGAGTAACTAATGTGACTAAATATTTAATTAATGATAATGGTTTGACGCATGGATGATTATTTCCTTCACCACGTTCCTTTTTACTTGCTTTAGCACAATACATAAAATTAATATAATTTCCTTTTTTCTCTTTGATATTCTCTGTGATATTTATTATTAGATTCTTTGTTGATATATCTCCATTCTCGTAATTTTTCTCTTGAACAATTTTTACAATATCCTTGATAACATTCATTTCTTTTATAAAATTCATTAATATTTTTATATTCTCCACAGTGTTGACATTTTCTATATTCAATTCCATCAATAATTTTATGATCTTTTCTTGCATCTCCATGTAATTTATTATGTTTATATTTTGATAATAATTCCAAATTTTCAATTCTATCGTCAGATTTGTCACTATTAATATGATGCACTTCAAATCCAACAGGAATTTCTCCATAGTTTTGTTCCCATATATATCTTGCTCTACGTTTTGAATAAATTTTTCTATCTCCTGGATTACGCCATTTAATGTACCAACGACCTTCAGATTTTCTATAATATTCCCACATATATAATCATCCTCACAATATAATATATTTAAAAAATATCTACTTGCTCCACCTGTATCACCATGTTGATTTTGTAATGTTGATTTACCTCTTAAAAATCCCGTATTAGATTCTCCTTTATAAGCATCTTTATTTTCTTTTACTTTTCCACTTTTAGTAATACCACTTTGCAAATCTAATATTTTCCCTGCTTCTTCGTCCATAATTATATTTGCAGGGAATCTACCTTCATTATTAACACATTCTCTTGCTTGGTTTAATGGTGTACTACCTGTACCATATAAAGTATCTGATGTACCAAATCCTATTGATTTAGAATTCTCAGTAAAGTTACATTTTGCTTTAACAATTTTTAAATCTTCTTCTGATTGATATTCAACCCTACAATCATCAATATTAATTCCACCAGTGTTCCATTTTAGAACATTATCTACTATAGTTTTTTCACTTAGAGGTTTTCTTGCTACTATAATTGGTTCGTGTGCTGGTTTAAGGGATGTACCGTATCCAGACCATTGCTTTGCTTCTTCTGTTGCTAAATCAAATAATTCTTCTGTTTTTGAATTTGATTGTGAACCAACAATTTTAGCAAAATCATTTCCACCACTTCTTTGATGCACAATTTCACCAATCTTTTTACCTTTTTTGCTAATAAATTGTTCTCTAAAATATGGTTTGTCCTGCAATATTTCTTCTAACAATAAATATCTTTTTTCATTGGGATTTTGAGGACAAGGAGTATTAATACCAATCCAATGATCTATTTGTCTAGGTGTTACATTACAATGTTTTGCAACATCTTTTTTATCTAAATTTAATAATTCCATTCTTTTTAAAATCCATTCACCTATATTAACTTTACATCTTCTTTTTTCCATTTCTTTTGAGATATTCATTGATTTGGGAAAACCAGTCGAATAGATCCAGTCAATTTGATCTCTAATTTCAAATACTGCTAATCTTAAACTTATACACATTAAATCATATGTACGTGTTCCAGCAAAGCATAATAAGTATCCTCCTGGTTTTAATACTCTATATGCTTCTTTCCATATAGAAGGATTGGGAACAAATGAATCCCATGCGACATTCATAAATCCTTTTGAATTATGTATGTATTCTTCATTGTTTAACCAGTTAGTTAAAACCTCTACTATATTTGGCTCTTTAGATAATCCGTAAGGTGGGTCGGTGACAATTGATGATATAGAATTATCTGGTAGTAACTTCATACCTTCTTTACAGTCTTGATTATAGATTTTATTTAGTTGTAGCAATAGGGGAGTCCTCCTTTTTATATTTTGGTTTATTTATTATATGAATTAACAAAAAATATGTATATGTAAAAAATTTATATTTATATTTTATCGTATTTGTTCTAATTCTAATAACATTTCTTCGTAATCTTCTTTATACATCCATTTGAATTTACCTGCTGTTTTAGCTTTGCCACTACAACATAATGATATACCTCTTATATTTAACTCTTTTTCTGCCTTTGTAATACTTTCCCATTCTTTTATAAATTTATTTTCAAGTAATAATTGAATAACTTTTCTTTTACCTTTATTATAATCACAGAATCCTGATTTAACACCTTTGTTTAAATATGAAACAATAGTAGCATGACATAATTTCATTAATTTTGCTATTCCTTTTGTACTTTTGATACCATTATTCCAATAATCACATGCGATTTTTACTAAACTCTTATTAGTAAATTCTTCACATTTATTCCAGTCTATTATGGATAAATCAAACAAATTATTTAATTGACTATTTAATATATTGGTTTTTATATATTCTAATTCACTTTTTAAACAATCAATTCTTATTACTTCTATATTATGCTGATTTATAAATATATCTCTTTGTTTATCATCTTCTTTAGATTCTTCTGCTGTTTTATTAATTAGTGTATTTTTATTCCCGTGACCTATACCGCCATCCATTTCAAAATTATACTTTTTATTATTTAATTCAAAATAAAAATCTAATCTATAATTATAAAAATTATGTTCAGGTATAAAGTCAATTCCTAATTGCTCTAATAAATTAAATCCTACTTTATTAGCAAAAGAAATTCCATCTCCGCATTTTGGACAACTAAAGCCAAATCTAATTATGTTATAAGGAAGATATAATTTTTCATATCTACAATTAGGACAAACAAATAATTCATAATTATGCTTTCCTTGACTTATTTTATATCCTAATTCTTTATCCTTTAATAATTTTGCAATATGTGGATGAGTAGTCCAAAGATCGTTATAACCTTTTAAAACTTTCTTTGAGGGAAAACAACAAACATTACAACCTCGTTTACCATCTAATTTACTTTCACTTATTTGATCTTCGTTTCCGCATTTTAAACACTTATATTTATAACCTTTTTGCATATCTATTTTACGAGGAATTCTAATTTGTTCTATTATTTCTATTTTACTAAATTTGTTTTCTATAATATCGCCAATATTATATTTATAATCTTGAATATGTTTATTTAATAAATTACCCAATCCACAATTAATAAAAACATTAGTAGTTATACTTACTGTTCTATCATTATATTTAATATCTAAATAATTTTGATATTTTATTTTATAATAATTAACAATTTCTAATTCGTCTTCAATATTATCATAAATAAATTTTAATTTGTACCCTACACTATTCTTCCAATCATAACATAATTTATTAATATACATACCTTTACCATATTTCTTAGGTAAATCATCTAAGAAAACTTTTCTCATATAATTCCTCCTTCTTATTATTATATTTTATTGTTCTTAAAAAATTTATATCTCATAATTAAATATTCTTTAAGTTTCTCGCTAAAACAAATTCTAAAATTTGACCTTGTAATTCCAACATATATAATATTTGCCTCTTCGTAAAAATCTTCTATTTTAAAATCAATGTCATCACCTTTATTTATATATTCCTTTCTAAAAACAGTAGGAAGATCAAATATATCATCAGAAATATAAATTGGTAGTGTTATTGATTTTCCTTTAGATTTATGTATGGTACTAAATAAAACATTTGCTTTATTTGTATCATTAGTTGTATTATTTTTTATTCTATCTATAATATCAGGAATTAAACTACCATACTTTTCAATCATTCTATTAATAGCAATAATCTCTATATCTCCTACACGATCAGCATATTTTATCATCTTATTATAATCTTCAAATTTATTAAATAAAGGATTATTAACTTTGTGACCTTTATAGAACCAGTAGGCATCTTTCAAAACTGAAAAATTATAACTAGAAAAACCAGATTCAAAATAGAGTTTAGCATTTTTATTAGCACTAATAACTTCAATTGCTTCACCTAATATAAATGCATTAGTTCTACATAAACAAACATAAGGTTTAGATTTATCAATATTATCCACAATTTTTTGTTTGTCATTAAATCCCTTCATATTAATATCAATTTTATAAATATCTTTAATTATAAGATTAGCAATATTAGCAATATTCTGACTTACTCTAAAAGAAGTGGTTAATTTGTATTCTTTACCTTCAAATAAAGGTAGTATATTAGTTGAATCTCTCCACTTGTATAAACTTTGGTAAACATCACCACAAATTACTATACCTTTAACATTAGATGATTTAAGTATATCAAGTAATAATTTCGACAAATCTTGACATTCATCTACCATAATTATGTCAAATTTGTTAGATAAATCCATTTTGCTAAGATGGAAGAGTTTTAAATAAAAATCATGTTCCACCTTGACTGAATTTTTATAATCCTTTTTTAATTCCCATAATTTTTTACATTTATGTATAATCAAATCTCTTTGTTTTGTTGTATTGCCATCTTCATCTTTAAATAATTCAATCTCTTCAAATTCAATTTTATCAGATAACATATATTTTTTCATCATTGCATCTATTTTAACTGCTAATTCCATATCTTTATTCCAATCAAGTTTTAAATCCTTAATAATATCTACAACTCCATAATTGAATGTTAATTTATTTTTGTAAAATTTTCCTACTATGCCATAGGCAAATCCATGTTGAGTTTTCACAGTAACATTATTTAGTTTAGAATATAATCTATCGGCTTCCTCACGCATACTTTTATTATATACTACGTAGAGAATTTTTTTAAAGGGGCGTGTTTTAGCGTAATAATAAAGAGTCGTACTTTTCGACGAACCACTTAAAGCTGCAATCTTTATCCTATCCTCTTTTGCAAATATAATATCTTTCTGTTCCTGAGTTAAATAATAACCTTCCTCAGACATGTAATCTGATAATTCAATATGTACATCATCAAATGTTTTATTATAATATTCTCTATTTAGAATATCTATTTCATTAGATGATAATATTTTTTCATTATTCTTTAACATTAAATTAAATTTTAATTCACAATCTTCACTCCCATTAGGATGAGAAAAATATTGTCTACTAATACCAAAGTTTCTTATTAATTCTTCTTTACATACTGGACATATGTATGTTTCTTCTTTAGTAGATTCTATAATATCTACTAATTTTCCATATTTACTTAATGCTTTCTTCAAATTATTAATCTCCTTTTTAATTATATTGTATTTTTACTATTCTTCAAAATCAACATGATATTTTTCTGCTAAAGTAATTTTTATTTCATTACTTAAATCTTTAGCATTTGCAGGTACAGTTAATTCTGATAACATCTTAAAATCTTTTACATATGCTTCAACTAATCTAAATTGTTTATTATACTTTATTTCACTTGGATTTTCACAATCTGCTAATAATTTATTTAATTTATCCTGTTCTCTTTTACTTACTTTAATTGCTTTATTTTCAATATAATCCATAAAAATATTATTAAATTCTTCAATAAAATTTTCACTTCTATAATCTAATATAGATTCAAATTTAGATAATACATTTTCAACTTCTTTTTTATTTTTACAAAAAATATTATACGCTTGATATGTAAATAAAATATCTTTTTCAATAAGCAATTCACTTAATTTATCTTTATATAATTTTGCCTTAATGCCATAAAATTTTTCTTTATTATTAATTATACCTGCTTCTTCTTTTGCTTTATTTTCACAATCAATTACAAATTTTCTATCTTCATCTGAAATTTCTTCATCTATGAAATTACATTTAAATTTTATTTTAATACCTTTAATACTTTGATCGCGAATAATTTTTCTAACCTTGGTAACTGAATCAAATTCTATTAAATCTAATCCACTCTTATTACTCAGGATCTTTAAAATTTTTTCCAAATAATACCGAATACAGTCGTCCATTTTATTAAAATAGTCAAACATTGTATTTTCATCTATTTTTAAATATTTACTACTTTTCTCTTGATGGTATCTCATTAAATTATAATTACCATTAATCATTTGAAATTTTTGTGCCCAACTTATAAAAGATAATGTTATTTTATAATTATCATCTTGTTCATTTAATAATTTAGTTAGTATTAATGGAGTTATATATTGAGATAAACCTTTTAATAATGGAAATATTAATTCATCATTATCCATATCTAAATTAAAAACTTTATGTATTTTAAATATTCCTTGACCAGAATCTTCTATCTCACAAAATTTACTTGCCTTTTTTATTATACCTTCCTTTATTCTATTATTTAATTTTTTATCTTTTTTATAACCTTCTTTTTGTTTATCTGTGCCAAATATATTTACTAATTTCTTAATATCTATTTCTCCAACTTTTAACTTTGCCAAATAACCATCTACTCCTTATTATTATTGATTTTATTACACTTTTTATGAAAGAGTTTTTTTCTATATAAGGAAGTATATTATATAGAAACTTTCTCTTTTTTACAACACACTACAAACACAATTATATTAATACTTTGTTAACTATTTAATCAATAAATAATATTATCTTTTAAATACTAAAAAATAAAATCCAATTAATACAGAAATTAAATACACCTTGTTCACCCCTTTTTTATTATTTATTATTTATTATTGAATTTTACCTTGTCCTTATTATACACAATAATAAAATAAATGTCAACACTTATTTATATTAATATTCTATAAAATTTATAAAAAATACAAAAATACCATTGTCGCTTTCTTTTGCTTCTTTTCTTTGGCGACAAAAATTTTCTTTCGGCGTGCGGAGTGACGTAAGGAACGACAGCAGGGCGTTAGAAAATTATGCAAAGAAAAGAAGAGATATAATCATAAAGCGTAAATATTAGTCCATAATTAAATTTTCTTGTATAAATTTCCAAGTAAATATATTTATATTATTAATTTTAGCATGTTCTAATATTTTATTTAATAAAAATTCAAAACCTTCTTTTGATATAGAAGTAATAAAATTTGTTATTGGAAATTTATTTTTATTATTATTTAAAATTTTCTTTTCAAATTTAAACATTCTACTATCATTTATTAAACATTTATTTTTATTATTTAATATGCCCATATGTCTTAAAAGTAAAAATGTATCTGTTGTATTAAATCCAATATCTTTTAGTACATTAGACAATCTTATAAATTCTTCATTAAATATATAATTATTACATATATTTTTAACAATATTTTTATTTTCTTCATTATACAATAAATTTATATAATTTTCATTACTTAATTGAGATATATCTAATTTAGGTTTTACATTTTCTTTTAATGAATTTCTAGTTGGAATATAAATACCTTTATTTTTTTTAATATTTTTTATTACACTTTCTAATATACTAACAAAATTCTTATTAGGATCAAGAGTATTAAAAATTTGTTTTTCACCTTTTAATACTAATTCCAAAGTATTTTCAACATTATAACCATCATCAATACTATTATATTGTTTTATATATTTATCTTCTAATATGTATAATAAGCATTTTTGTATTATTGGTTTTAAATCTTTGTCTATTTCCTCCAATACTTCAAATTTAAAATTATCTTTACCATATGTATTATAATCTTTTTGTAATTTATAACTATGATGATTGCCACATTTTAATTCTTTCTCATGTTCATTCCATCTTTCTTCAATATTCATAGATTCACCTATATACACCTTACCATTTATTATATTAGTAATTTTATATACTCCTATCAAAAATATAATCCTCCTTTTATTTTATCATTATTTAATTAGTTTATTGATAAATAACTATATTTATTTCTACACTATAATTACCTCCTTTCAACAAAATATATTTATCCTGTCCACATTATACTAAATATTCATACAGAAGTCAATAGAACAATAAAATAAATATTAATAAATAATATACTAATAAATCAACAACCTATATAATATATTTCACACTACAATCCAATCCTCAAATTATTAATTTTCTTCTTAATATTTTCTTTTCTTGCTTGTGCATAAATGCCTACGGTATTTAGTTTGCTATGACCGAGTTGATTCTGTAATTCTGGTAATGTAAAAACTCCTTGTTCTATTGCACTCGTAGCCATATGATGTCTTAATTGGTGAATTCCAACCTTACAATCATCACCATAACTATTAAATATATAATTAATTGTACTTTTATCTAATTTCTCACTTCTTTCAGATAAAAATATATATTGACTACTAGCAAATTTATGTTTCTCTCTAACCTCCAAATAATCTTTAATAACTTTTATTGCAACATCATTTAACAATACAGTTCTTTCCTTATCACCTTTACCAATTAATTTCAATTCTCCTTTTTCTATATCTAAATTTCTTAATTTCAAATTTGTAATTTCTTCTCTCCTAATTCCTGTATGAGCAATAAGAAAAACAATAGCAATATTTCTATCTCTATGCAAATTATATTTATTACTAACTTTATCTAAAAATTCAGACACTTGTGATTCTGTTATATTTGTTGGATTGCCTTTACCTTGTATCTTAATAAAATCCCTTTTAATAACTTTTATACTATCAATTAACCCTAACATTAATAAAAATTCATTAAATGATTTAATTGCAGATAATTTTCTATTAATAGAGGAAGATGATAAATTATTAATCTCTTCCTTATATTTAATAATAGAATCCCTACTAATATCATCATGTAAAGTAAAGAAGTGATTTAAGTCTGACACATATGATGATATTGTATTATTTGATTTTGCTTGATTAATTAGATAATTTTTGTATTGTTCAATTTTATTTTTCATATTATATACTCCTTTTGTAATTTATTTGTAGAATTATTCTACCATAATAATATTATTGTTGTCAATAGGATTATAAAAATAATTTATAATATTTTATTATTTGTCATACACCTGTCATACACTAAATATTTCCATGTATAATATGTCATACAGTCAAATATAATTAAAAACAAATAAAAAGGAGTGATTAAAATGATGATTAGTTTTAGATTAAACAGAAAAAGTGACAATGAATTAATTTTATTACTAAGTAAATATGAAAATAATAATATGTCTGAATTTATTAGATGTGCATTGAGGAATAATTTATTAACTAGTAAAGATACTACTGAAGATCCATTTACTAATAGTAATGCATCCAATACGGATAAAGTTGAAGTTAGGAATATTAATAAGAAAACAGAAATTAATAAATATAAATCTATTAAATGGGATAATCAAAAATTAAAATAATCAAATTGAGGAGGTTATAATATGTATAAATATATTATATTATTAATTTGTTTACTATACCCCCTACCTTGCTATGCTTCACCTTTAGGAGATATTGCAAAAGATTTCTTTTCTCTTCATGGTGAAGGTTCATTTCTAATAAAATTAATGTTACTTGCAGTAGTAGGATGGATATTAGAGAATTTAGCATCAATGTTTAATAATAATAGATTGGCAGGATATATTAAATTAGGCACAATAATGATAGCAATAGTTATGATGACATTTCAAGCCATTAAAGTATTGAAAAATGTTACAGCATTAATTTATATTGATTAAGAGGTGATATTAAATGTGGTTAGTAAATATTATGTTTATAATTTTAGTAGGATTTATTGTAATTATTATATGTAGAGCAGTAAATAATAGAAATTTAGCAATTATGGCATGGATTATGATGATATTTAGTATAATTAATATTTTTTTAGGTACATTTTCACCTGTTTTAAAATATGCAGAAGTTAAAAATAAAGAATTACAAGAGTATGTAGAGAAATATAATAAAATAGATAATGTTAAGGATAATGTAAAAGATACTATTGTTAAAGAATTAAAGAGTAAAGAGAAATCATTTTGGCAAACACTAACTGAATTTCCTTTGGATAATAATAAATAAAAATGGAGGTAATATTATGCCAACAGTTATTATGAATAGTAAGATTATTATATCTGGTGTAATGACAATACTATTATTAGTTAGTGGTATTAATAGTAGTTTAAGTATGATGTTTAGTGGTAGCAAGAATTATGCAGAAATAATTAATTATAATAATGAAATATTTTATGGAAATTATATTATTGATGATAATAAGATACCTATTATTGTTAGAGTAGATGAAGGAAATGAGAAAATTTACAATGAAAATAAAACTTATGATGAAAACAAGAAAAATGAGAGAATTAATCAAAATGAAAAAATTATAGATGATAAAACTCCTGGTAAAATTAATATTAGCTTTAAAGATGGTAGTGGATTAGAGATAAATTATAATAGAGATATAGGAAGTAAAGAAATGTCTGAGACAGATAAAGAATGTTTATACAAAATTGTAGATGCGATAATTAAATATATTGATAATAGTGTTGGTAAGCAAATAACTAAAGGCACTAAAAAATTTTTAAATTTTATTAAGAAAGATGTAAATTATAAAGGGAAGTGATAATATTGAAATTAGATAAAGATAAAATTATTAAGAATATTAAAAAGAAAATTAAAGAAGTAAGTGATAATTATATGAGGAATTTATCTTATGAACCATTAAAACCTCCTACTAAAGAAAATATTAGACAAATGATTAAGAAAGAAATTAGAATGAGGAAGAGTAGAGAAATAGAAGCAGAAATAGAGAATATAATGTTTGAATGTAAATTATATAATACTAAAGGTGAATATCCTCTCCATATAAATACTAATAAAAAAGGAGATAATCATTATCAAACATTTTGGAAATTATCGTATGGATTAAATTATGAAGATATTATTGATAAGAGTAAATATTTTGCAGATGCTTTAACTGCACAGATTAATATTGAACCAAGAAAAGGATTATTAATGATTGAAGTTATTAAAGGAATTATACCTGAGAAAATACAATATGAATTTAATTATATTGAACATATGGATAAGAATGTAGTTGTACCACTTGGTTATGATCAATCTGGTTTAGTTGTTTGGAATCTTGAAGATATACCTCATTGTTTAATTGCAGGTGTAACTCATAGTGGAAAATCAATTTTATTAACTGGTTGGGTAGATGCATTATTGCAAAATCCAAATGTTATATTATTTGTAATTGATTTAGCAATGGCAGATTTTTATCATGTAAAAAATTATTGTATATTTGGTAGTACATTAGATGATGCAGAAAATATATTAGAATATCTTATAAATGAATGTAATAGAAGAATACAATTAATGACACTTAAAGCAGGAGTAGTTAAAATACAGAAATATAATAATAAGTATCCTAATGATAAATTGCCATATCTTGTATTAATGATAGATGAATTTGCTTTCACTTCTCCTAGAAAATATGATGATAAAGACACAAAGAAATTAAGACAAAGATTACAAGGTATGACTGATCAACTTGCTCAAATGGCAAGGAAAGCTGGCATACATTTAGTTGTTGCTATGCAAAGACCATCAAAAGAGTTAATACCAATGGAGATAAAAAGTAATTTTCCTGGTGCTATAAGTTTTAAAACTGTTAATTTAGGTACTAGTAAAACTATATTGGAAAATACAAGTGCATTTTATTTGCCTAGAATAAAAGGTAGATTTATGGCACAATGGGAAAGTAAACAGATAGAAGTTCAAGCAATGTTATTAGAACAAGAGGATTCTATTAGAAGATTAAAAATGTATGATAAAATCACAGATAAGATGAATGTTAAAGGAGATGATATTTATAATAGATTATGGCAATATCAAATATATGAACACACGACAAAAAGGTTATTACCGAGATAGATTAATAGTTTCAACAATTGAAGATTTTGAAGTGTTGAGTACAGAACAAATATATTATTTATTCTTCTCTGATATTAAACATGGTATTATTAAATGCAGGGAGAGATTAAGACAATTAAGAAAAAGAGGGAAAATATTATCATATAGATTAGATATAAATGAATGTAGTTATCATTTTATAGATAAAAAACCATATTATTTACAACATAACGTGAATAGAAATTGGGGATTTATGTATATAATGAATATGGTTAAATGTGAATATAAATATTTAAAGTTTGATGAAATAAGATTAGAATATTATATGAAGTGTGGTATTAGGACAGATGGAATAATAGGATTTAAGAATTATGTGACAGGTGAATATAGATATTGGATATTAGAAAGTGATAGAAATGATAGTAGGAATAAGTTTACTAAGATTAAAAACTACAATGATAAATATGGGAATAATGGTGAGGAATATAGGAATGAGTATTGGTTTGATAGAGTAGAAAGGTTTCCACATGTATTGATTGTATGTGATAATAATAAAAAAAGAGATAAGATATTGAATATGATTGTTGATGATAATATGAATGGTTTAAAGTTTATTGTTGTTACTGTAGATAAAATAAAAAAGATGTTGAGATTATAGAATATGTTTAGATATTTAAAATTTATAAATTTAATAGTATATTATATAGAAGTTGAATTTATAACTTCTATTTTATTTGTATAATTTTAGGACAAGTTGAACAATATGAGTAAAGATACAAGTTACAATACATATAGGAATACATATTGTAGAAGATATGAATTTACTTATCCAATACTATATAATTACTATAAAATTAAAACGAGTAAGAAATTAAAGAAGAAAAAATAGAAGATGGTACTAGGAAGAGATATTGTGAAGATTGAAATATGTTAAGGTACGCCCCTCTATATAATTAACTAACAGTATAGTAATTTAGATATATTATTATTTAATTAGTATGAATATTTAATTGTTAATATTTACAAGTATAAAATTTAATTTTAAGGTTATTATAATTACAAATACGAAAGGATGGTATATTAATATGGAAGGATTATTAAAATTTAGTTCAATAGTATGTATGTGTATATTTACCTATATAGGAAAGATAATTATGGGTATTGATGTAAATGAAAATGATAAAATGATTTATAATTATATAGGTATTATTAGTATTGTAATAGGAATGTTCAGCAGTGGAATATTAGGTTATTTAGGACATAGGATGAGTGAAGATTGAGTATAAATTTAGATCTCCTCAAAATTATAAGTAGACAATGTAAATAGGGTTAATATAGTTAAATTTAATTCTTTGAAATGGGGATTAATTTTTTGTAAAAAGTAGTTGTATATATAAAGTAAGAGTATAGATAATAGAAATGAAATAATAATAAAAAAAATTTACCAAAGGTGAAAAAATAATAAATCACTGTAAATCATTGTTACATAAGCGTTTAAAGCATATAGCATGGACAAGTTGTATTATATTATATACACTTTATCTGAGGGATGTTGCCTAAAATATTGTATGGTAAGGAATTGATGGTTATTTGGTTTAAGTTAAGTTTGGTAAATTTTTAGGTTGTTATTTTAAAAACATAATTAATAATTAAATATAATAAATTATAAACAAAAATCAAAATTGTTTATATAGTTAAAAACTAACCAACGTATCCAAATTAGGTTTAGTTATATTGGTTTGGTTTTGTAAAAGTGATATAAATGTAGATAGTATAATGGATGTAGGGATGTTTAGGTAAAATATATTAACACTATTTTATATAAATTTAATGGTAAAAATATTATTCGATGTTTATGAATTTAATTTTATTTATTTGGTATATTATGAGTATATTTTAAAGTGTAATTAGAGTATGATTAAAGTATGATTAAAGTATGATTAGGATAAATTTAATGTGTGAGAGATTGTTGGTATTATTTGATTTGTGATATAATAAAGGAGAGTGAAATTAGTGAGTAGAGTGAGGATAAAGTAGTATTTGTTGATAAAATTTGAACGATTTTATTGATTAGAATTAAAAATATGTGGTGTAGGAGTGATTTAAAAGTGTTTTGATTATTATGTGTAAATAGTTGTTATTTATGATGTTGTACGATTGATTAGCGATAATCGCAAGTTAAAAATAAAATGGACGTGAAGATGCATCTGATTAGGTGGCATATGATAATGATTATCACTCTCAATTTGTAAACTACGCCCCGGTACTGCTCCCGACTTTGAATATCTCTACATAATAAACCTTATGTAGAGAATTGTTGGTTGAATATGGTAGTATTGGGAATTGTTAGAATATTTGTTTGTCGGCTGAGTGGCTGCTTGTTGTAGCTATGAGTGGTAAATGTATAATTGTATATGTGTGAGTGGCATAAATACCCTAGAATAATATTTACATTTGATGTGGTCGTCGTGAAGCTACATAAAATAGAATTGATGATTATTCCGGTTAATATTCTCCTGCCAGCTTCGCCGGGAATAATTTTGTCGTGAATATAAATTATAGAACATTGAGTGTGAAGAATTAAGTGGTAAACTGTGAAACACAATCAAAAAATAATTATAATGTTCCACGTGGAACATTTTTAACTGCTGTCTTGTCAGGTGTATATACAGCTGTCTTGTCACATCGTTTTAGATAACAAACAGCGTTTTGTTTAACACGTTACTACTTTAACACTTTACCATACTAAAGGATTTATCCACAACCTTGTTAACAAATTGTGTATAACTTTTTACATCTAATACTAATTAATACTACATAATTATCACACAATTACAAAGCAATAAACACTACAACATATAGTTATACAATCAATATCACATAGTAATATAAACTATCTAATATAGAAATGATTTCTATATAATAATCTGACAATTTAACTATTGTATAAGTGTACTAGTAACCTCATACACTGTATCATAATGTAACATTATTGCACACTGTGTAACTTTATACAATGTATATAAGTAAACAACGTATAATAATATACATAATACAAAATATCTAACAATTTTAACAACTCCGACTACTAAGTCAGAACAACATAAAACATAATATACATATATCTACATATTCATATAATACAATATAGTATACCAGTGTATTATCTCACTCATACACTAAAATCAATCTCCCACTAAACATACATATAATACTCTACTATATACCATACTATAGTATATATAAAACCAACAACTAATAAAACCATATACAACAGCTATTCCACAACCATGATAATAAAATGTTGATAACTTTGTTACCAAAAAACATAAACACATAAATATAAAACAAGTCATCAATATTAATATCATGCTATCAAAGTGCTACCAAAAATCAATATATACCACATCATACGTTACCAATAATATAATCAACTAACATACACTATATTACAAATCATGTTACTAATCATATTACTACTAATACTTAAATTATAAATTATCTATTATAAATCATCTATTACCATTTAATAAAGTATCACGCATTGTATATTATTACTCTATGCTACCATACATATTATCAACTATGTTACTAAAATAATATATCATGCTACCACGAATAAATATAAATTATTGCCTAATCTATTACCTAACATGCTACCAATATAAAAGTATTATATGATACCAAATATTTAGTATCGTTACCAATATTACTATGGATATGATACCTATACATATATACCATATTACCGCATTATGATACTATATAATACTTTACTGCTACCACATAAAACAAATATCATACTATCACATACTACCATCAATAGTGGTATCATCTAAGTATCACTCTAATATCACCTAATATTTACCAAATCCAAATATCCACACATTAAAATCATAATACACCTACACGCATAAATAATTATACCTGTCTTAAACCCTCTCACAACGCCAATAAACCCTATTGTAGTATACCTTAAATTTTAACGTAAAATAAAATCACATACACTAGCACCTACAGAATATAAATATAAATAAAACCAACCACGAATCAAACAATATATTATATAAACTATTCCAAAATATCATATATAAACAAATATAAATTTTCCTCATATCTAACCAAATAAGCCTTAATTTATACTAAAAATATGTTCCATTCTAACACAATAAATCACCTTATTGTTCTATTTTAATACACTATTGTTCCATTATAGAACATGTAATTGTATCATTACAATACACTAATAAATTCCAACACAATCCACACAACACATATCAAATATACCCTATATAGTATCATATATAAACAACCTAAAAACCCTATATATAATCACAGATACAAATTAATTAAATCACTATACCCTATAAGGGTATCTAACAGAATATAAATATAATAAATGGTATAAATATTGCATATAATATAGGTAGGTACATATATTTTTAAAACGAATAAGGAGGCCGACATAATGACTATTACTAGAGAGGACGCAAAAAATTATTTTATCAAATTGTCCGAAAACGAACCAGAAGATTATTATTTCCAGTTTATTGCAAAATGTGACATTGTACCTGATGAAATATTTGCTAAAATGGAAAATAGGTCAGACATACGACCGACAGTCATTGAGTATAAAATCCCTAAAGTTAAAAAACCGAGAAAACCAAGCAAAAAAGCCTATTATGCATTAATTTATAGTGGAGATAGATTTACGGAAAAAGCAACGGGATTTATTACTGGAAGTAATAATATGCATGGTGCTAGACATATGGTATATTTAGAATTTGTTGCCAATAGCTTAATAATTGAGCAGGACGACAAGAAGTATATACCAGCTTGGATTGTAGTGGAAAAAGGACTTTGGGACTTTGTTAATAAAGATGATAAAATCACTGTATAACCTCTTAGGAGGTTTATTTTTTTGCCTATCTATACATAATAAAATCCTTCATATAAGGCCGAATAAGACGGGTTAAATCGAATACACCTACACTAGATAGTAAGATTTCTTAAATCAACTCTCACAACAATAATTAAACATAATTAAATAAATCTATATAATTATAATGACCTAAAATTCATATCAATTTACAATCAATAAATAAATATAAACCATAAACAACCACCAACAATATCTACAATAAACATAAACAATTCTATCTATTATCTATATTATCTACAACACTATACAAACAATCTAACACAATATAAAAATAATACTATACAAATACACCTTGTTTTGATATAATATTAATTGAAGTATATATAATTTTAAATTTTTGAAGGAGGATGAACAAATGAAACTATCCGCATACGTCCGTGACAGATAAACTAAGCAATATAGTTACATAACTAGAAAATACCCAACTAAATCAGAATTTAAATCCGTTCTAATCTCTAATGGATACATAGTGGTAAGAATAGACAACAATAGAGATAAAGAAGCACAGGAACATGGCTTTAAGTCTTTTTCAGGAATGAAAAAAGGTATGTGTGAAGGGTTTGAAATAAGGGATAAAGACAGTTGGAAGAATGAAATTGAACGTATTAATAAAATTGATTTATAAGAGGGTTTAAACCTCTTATAAAGTCCCTTAACACTATAATATTTTATAACACTAAGGGATTTTATAAAGGGTTTAACTAAAAGGAGTTGATGTCAATGGAATACAAAGGTTTTAAAATTATTTGTAACGTGCATGAAGTTAACCCAGTTTATAAAACTAAACTATCCGACCAAATTGTAAGCGCTCAGTGGGGAACTAAAGCTAAAATTGTATACCAAGATGATAATTTTAAAATTTGGCATAAAATAACCAACGCATATAAAAGAATAGGTGGATTAACTTCACATAGATTAATTTTCCTGGCTGAATATAAATATAACAATTCTGGAATAAGTGTCTATGTTAAATATAAATCTAACCAGACAGTCCCAAAAGATGTGGAAACAATGCTTAAAAAAGTATTATGTAAAAAAATCCTAGAAGTGTATAATGTTAAAATAAGTAAATAATAAACTACATACAATATCCCTACATTGCCAAATGTAACATGATGTAGGGATACATAAAAGGAGGAACCAACATGATGCACCACGAATTCTGTATTTTAACAGCTATACAAATACCATATGAGCAGTATGCCAACGAAATTGAACCATTATACATGAATTCACCTTTGCAGAAGCAAGAATTTTGCGCTAAATGGTTAAAGAAGTATAACAGAGTAAATACACCTGTTAAACCAGCTTGCATTCTAAAGGACATTAAAAAAGACATTATATCCAGTATCAAAAATGAAATTGATAACAGGAAATATTATAACATTGAACGCAAAAAGCTAATTGCAGAACAATACAAAGTTTTCAAATCCTATTATGATTTTTATGAAGATTTAAATGGTGACTGGTGGAAATACTTACCAGAAAATTATAGACGTACATTTATGACTGAAAGGTTTAATTTAATCGAAAGACATAGTTGTGAATGCTCTTATCAAATTATTTATCGAGATGGTACTGAAAGAAATTTTAGTTCTGATGATATTATAACATGGCATGAAGATGCAAAAAATATAAACTATAACAATATTGTATATATGTGGATGTCTACTGATAGTTGCGAAATAGACACTGAAAGAGGAGAATTTTTATACGATGTATCCGAAGACAACCAATTAGAAGCCAGGGCAAAATATTTTGCTAATATTGAGATTAAATATAAAACGGCTTGGGGTTTAAAACACTCTTAACATAGAGTGTTTATTTTTTGCTTAATTTTACTATCTACCACATCCAACACAACCACAAAATAAATAATCCCACAATTGTTCCACGGGGAACACATAGTATTAAATACTACATATAATCCATAATAACCATAATAACCAAATACAAATTATACCAAAAAACAACCACAAACAAAAAATTAAAACCTCACACAATCACCATATACCCACCTAAAACAACACAAACTACCCTTAAATCCAATCCTAGCAACATATAAGCCTATTCACCCAATTAATTATAAAATCTAACATAAAAAATATAAAAACCACGCATAAATTTTAATAAAAAATCATAAAATATTAAAAAAATATAAAAATAAAAGAAGGAATTCAGCTACCCGTTGGCGAATACTATATATAGTAGTACAAATTAAAAAACAAATAAAAAAAGGAGTTGCTGAACAATGGCATTAAACAAAGCTATAAAAATTAATCAGGAATTAACAAACTTATACACCGCAGGAAACAGAGACAAAAACCAATATTTTAACGTAACTAAACAATACGCCAATTTACAATTTTTATCCTTAAATAAAAACAATTCAACTTGGGAACTAAACGGCAAAACATATACAATGTATCATAGTTTTAGCAATCTTGACATTAATTGTAATATGTTTGTGGAAGATGCTACCATGATGATTTATAGGCTAAATAATGGCGAAGGTCACAATACTATGTCTTTGTGTGATATGATTAGAGAGGAATTATTAAAACAATTTGAAGACCAACTGCAATATGATGCAGAAAATAGAAGGAACGAAGTATACTGGATTTAATCTTTTTACATAGAGCAGGTTAATGTTATTTCCAAAAAAATTGATTTAACCTGCTTTTTATAAAGAGATTAACCAAACCAACCAAAGGAGGTGAAACAATTGCAAAACATACAATTTATTACAAAATATACATTAACTATCAACAAAGGCACCATCACAGAAGACATCCAAAAATTAGAAATATATAAAGAAACACCTAAAATTTATTATGTAAGAAATAACCATCCTTATAAAATCCATAAATTAGAAGATATTAACATAATAGCTTATAGTGCCTGGAATCGATATGATGGTAGTCTATCATCTTGGATTTATTTACTAGATGAAACATTAATTCCAGGATATAGGGATAAAATCCTAGATGGCTATAAAAATGGATTAATAAACCATAAAGTAGCTATTATGCTAAATTTAGAAGTAATTATTAATTATATTAAATAATAGGAGGTTTTACCATGATTTGTATCCTATGCGACAAAGAGTATAACACAGAAAATATCCTATACTGTCCTGAGTGCGAACAAAAAATTATATCAAAATGCGGAATTCAGGACGATATAACCGAGGAAGAATTCATAGAAGAATTTCACAAACCAAGTAAATATAGCCATTATCCCGAACCAAACGAACACTACACCTGCAATTGTCGCGGGGCAGGTTGTGTCCAATGCCAACCAAAAAACTATTTATAAACTAGAGCTGAAAAGCTCTTTTTTATTTTCTTTTTTCTACCCAACCAAAAATTATTTTTCAAATATAATTTAAACAATTATAAAAATAATTGTATAAACTTATACATAATTTAATATAATATAGGTTATTTTTACTTAAAATAATTTAAGAAATAATAAAATAAATATCTTAAAAAGAAGGTATTAAAAATCTTTTGGCGAATACTATAGTAGCAACAAAATAATAAATACATAGGAGGAATACAACAATGATTAACACCAACACAACCAACTTTTGGGTATGGATAACCGCATTGAACGAAAATAATTCCCCATTTGAATTTTTAGAACGAATAGTAGCAAAAAATCGTTACCAGGCCGAAGCTAAAGCCCTAGATCAATACCGTTGGGCACAATCAGCCAAAGCAGTATAAAATATAAATATAAATAAACCCCTCACTGGGTTTATTTTTTTGCTCATCCCTAACAATTCCATGCCTCACACAATCAATTTTAAGACCACTATAATATAATTTACATACTCCAACACCTATAATTCCTTAAATCGACTCTACAACGATAATTATATAAACATAGATATAATAATTATTCAATCAATTATCTATCAACTATCTAACAACCTTCTAACCATATTAAATAGTTATACAAATATATATAAACATATACATAATATCTATGTCCGAACCAACAAAAAATAAAAATAAAAATCTAAAAAATATCTAATAAAAAAGAAGGATAAAACAAGGCCGATGGCGAATACTATATATAGTAGTACAATTTATTTTTACATTCTTAAAATTATATCAATAGGAGGTTGAAAAAATGCCAGAATTAGTAAGTTGTTTTCATTGTGGTTTTACTGATATATCTGACAATATGTATCAACGAGATGGAAATTTTACAGAGTATGAATTTTATTGTGACGAGTGCGCTCAAGAAATTAAAACTTGTAGTTTTTGTAATACCGAATACCATAAAAGTAATATAACAGAAGGTCATAATAATTATGCTTGTCATAACTGCATAGAGGAATTAGATTTAATAATTTGTTCCGAATGTGAAAATATTGTTGAACGTGATAGCACTGAATTATGGCAGAATGAACCAGTTTGCGCTGATTGTCAGAATGACATTAAGAAAAATTTAACTTTTATTCATGACTATAAATATACACCGGAAACTTTAAATTTTCATTTTATGACTGGCGAGGTAACAAATACATATTATGGAATAGAATTGGAAATTGACAGAACAGAAGAGCAGGAATATAATTGTTACGAATCTAAGGAAGACCATGCTTTAGAGATTCATGATCAAGCCAATGGAACAGATTTAACTGAGTATGAAAAATATCTTTATATTAAAAAAGATGGTTCGATTAAACGTGGTATGGAACTTGTTTCACATCCTTGTACATATAACTACCATATGAAAAATATGGGATGGCGATATATACTAGATGAATGCGATACAAAAGGATATTCTAGTCATGACTCGGGCACCTGTGGGATGCATATACACATTAGCAAGTTAGCTTTTGGCGAATCAGAACACGAACAGGATTTAAATATTGCTAAACTATTATTATTTTTTGAGACTAATTGGGATAACATTAAGAAATTTTCCAGAAGGAAGAATAGTCAAATTGTAGAATACTGTAACCGTTATAATAATCTATCAACAGAAGAAGAACCTGCTGAAATTTGCAAAAAAGCTAAAGCTGAAGGTAGATATTTTGCGGTTAATTTAAAAAATGATAATACTGTAGAAATTAGAATTTTCAGAGGTACGTTAAAAATTGAAACTTTTAAAGCTAGTCTACAGTTTACACATTTATTAACTGAGTTAATGCCTACCATTAGTTTACAGGATACATTAAAATTAACCTGGACAGATTTGATCCAAGTAGCAACAGAAAAAGGCTATAATGAATTTGTTACTTACTCCAAATCTAAAAACTTGGAATAATAATATAAAAATAAATATCCAGCAAAATACTTTTTCTTTGCCCATTGTCAATTTAATAAAATATCCATATATTGCCATAACAGCAGACAGTGGGTAACATAAAGATATTTAACAATTATAACCATTAAAACTATAATAAATTAGGAGGAATTATAATGACAGAAGAAAGAAATTTTCCCTATCTATGCCAGTGGAACGAATCAATCAACGATGATCAACCAGTCTGTTCAATTGATCCAAACTACGCCAATGCCATAGCTGAAATCTTATCACTTCCGGAAAAAATCTCCTTGTCGATTCTCCAAAATATGTATGTAGTATTTTACCCGACAGAACAAACCTGCTCAAATCCTAGTAAATGGAATAAATTGAAATATACCCTAGATTGTTTAATTCCTATTGAATTGCAGGAAATTGACGATCAAGATAACACTAAGTATATCTTTGTAGGGTTTTTACAATTAAACCACAAAGTTATAGATACAGAGGGTAACATAATTCCATATTTAGACAGATATAATATATTAGAAATGTCAGAATTTACAGAAGATAGCACCTTTAATTTTCGCTGTCACATAACAAAAAATAGATATTCCTACCAGGAAATCTATAACAATACATATAATTTCTTCAATAACAAAATACGTTCATATAACCAATATTATGCATTTATTGGTCATATGAATAAACTGAATAACAGACTAGATAATAGCACCCGCGACGACTATGCGGAACAGAACAGACAAGCAGCCATAACTTCACCTCATTTAAATCTGTCAAAATATTCATATTCACATGGTCTGACAGCATTTAACAATGGTTCACCTTGGAATAACCTACATTATATCCAAGATACAATTAAATACAATAACAAAATAGAAATATGTTGTAGCACTCCCAACAAACCAATTGGACTTATGGGAATATATGTAAAAGGAGAAGTAATATTAGCATCTTGTACAGATATATACACTTATATACAGGATGATGTTCACATATTTGACGATATAAACCGTTTTACTCCTGCATTCTCTTATACCCAACTTTACAAAAAACACCAGGGATATTATGGAGAAAATGCTCATAACGAAATTATCCTAATTCCTGGTGAAATAACTAGAATATGGGTGAAGGAATATGCATCTACTGAAGCTAAGGAAGATGCACAAAATATGGCAAAACAGTTAAATGTTAGTTTGTCAGTCGTGAGTGCATGGCGAGAAGAGTAACAAAATAACCGGGAACTAACCAAAATAGTATAGTCAACAACGATATACTATTATTTTTTTGCTCAAATCTCTAATCCTCTATAACAGCAACCGACATAACACTTACCTAAAATTCACCCTCACAGGACGGTCAACAAGCCACTTAAAATTTAATTAAGGTATATTATTTCTACAATTCCTTATATCTTATCCTATAGTAATAATTAGATATAAATTCGATACAAATATAAAATACTTAGATATAATAACTATAAATATGTATTAAATATCCTGTAAATATACTGTAAATTCTATACATAATAAAAAAATAAATATTTACTTAAAATCTATTGCAATTATCTCAAAAATCTATATAATAGTATTTAGCACCAAACAACAACATAATATAAATACATAAGTATTAAAACCCGTAACACCTCGTAACAATTCTTTGAAAACTAAATATAATTTATAGGAGGTCATTCAAAATGGCATTAGCAACAAGATTTGGCAAAAACAGCAACGCATTAAGGTCAAATATCCCTTTAGACAATTCACAATTATTCAGGATTGCACCCAGTATATTCGCTAATGAGGCTCATGAATCCAGGTCTGCCAGATACACCTATATTCCTACAATTGATGTTCTTGACGGTCTCAGAAAAGAAGGATTTCAGCCATTTTTTGTGGCACAATCCAGATCAAGAATAGAAGGTAAATCCGAATTTACTAAGCATATGCTTAGATTACGTCAAACAGGAGAAATCGAAAAAGCAGAAGCCAACGAGATTATTCTTATTAACTCACATGACGGAACATCTAGTTACCAAATGATGGCAGGTTGTTTCCGGTTCATATGTCAGAATGGTATGGTTACAGGTGACATTGTAGAGGATATACGAGTTAGACATAAAGGAAATATTGTCCACAATGTAATAGATGCAGCTTATACGATTGTAAATGATTTTGAAACAGTGACCGAAAGTATTGACGGTATGAAGTCAACATTATTGTTACCAGCGGAGCAGGAAATATTTGCCGAAGCGGCTTTATCATTGAAATACGACGAAAACGAAGCACCGATAACACCTAACCAATTATTGTCAACCAGAAGAATAGCCGATAGGAATCCAGATTTATGGTCAAATTTTAACCGGGTACAAGAAAACATTATCAGAGGCGGTTTAAGAGGCAGAACGGCAAACGGAAACCGTACAACAACCAGGGAAGTAAAATCAATCGACAATAATGTTAAACTCAATAAGGCACTCTGGATATTGGCAGACGGTATGAGACAATTAAAACAAGCATAATTAAACTTTAAACCCTGTTTAGTAGCTGATTAAATTCAGTAAAATTGAATAGGGTTTTTATTATGTCCTTTTCCTTTTCTAACCGGAAACAACAATAAAATAACAAAAACAACCTTAAACTTATCACTTACAATAATTATTTACCTTCCTACAATCCCCATACAACCACTTAAAACCCTTAACACAAATTAATTATAATTTATTGCTTTTATTGCTTTTATTGCTTGTTAATCATATAATACTTAGATAAAACTAAATAAATATATACTATATTGTATGTTAAATATCAATATGAAATATTAAATCTAAAAATTATATTTAATATTAACAGCTAAATACAGAGTAATAAAATAATATTCCTTGCAATATCTCATTGTATTCTTTATAATATTATCAACTACATATTTTCAGATTTTTTAAGGAGGTTGAACCAATTGACCAAAAAAGAATTTAAAGAATTCTGGGAAGCTAAAACCTTGGGAGAAATCAGGGGTGTATACATAGAACGATCCAGAATATGCGACAATATGAAAAATTTAATTAAAGAAGATGCTGAGAAAATAGTTAATTTAAACGTAACATCTAAAACTTATTTGTCAAGGTTAAAGGATTGCTCAGACAGTATAAAGTATTATACTAAGTCACTTATAGAAGATTTAAAAATGCTTGAGCAGCTAAAGCCGATTCTTGATAAGAAAGAGGCTGAAGGATTGAATCAAACTGATTATGAAAAGTATATGGCAGATAATAAATGTAATATTGAATTGCTGATACTTAAAGTTAAGGAAATGGAATTAAATGCCTTAACAACATGGAAGGATAAGGACGGAAATAAAATAAGTGAGAAGGATATTATCTATACTCACGATATTATGTTAAAAGAATTAATTTTCATGCTAAAGGATAAAATAGGGAATGTATTAGAAATAATAAGTCTAAACTATAATCCCAATAAAGGTATGGACGGAACCATAAAAGGAGAAAAGGGAAGTGTAAACATAGATACAATACTTGCAGGAGGATATAACATTCAAAAACTACACTATAGAACATTAATTTATAAATATTAACCCTGTAAAGGGTTTTATTTTTGTCTGAATTGCCATAAACAATATAAAAATAATATTCCCTATAAATTATCTAAAATCTATATACAGCTAACCATAATTATGTTATACTTATCTCACGGCAAACTATATTATAAATTTTAGGAGGTTTTATTGATGGAAAATGTTACTTTAAATATAAACAACTTAGAGGAATTAGAAACAATATATAATGCTTTAGGAGCTAGAAAATGTTCCTTTGAGGAAGATATAATAAAATATAAAAAACAGGGATATGATAATCAGTATCACAAGGAAGAAGCAGGAAGATGTAAGAAAATTATGAAATATCTAGAACCATTTATAAATAATGCTTATGAAGAAGAATTTAAGAAAAATAATTGCTCAGAAGGTTGAAAAATACCTTCTTTTTCTTTGTCATTTTACACTAAAAATAATTAGATAAACCTACACATAACAACACAATATTATACACAATCCTACCTCAAATAACACCATAAAAGTATTGTTTTATATTAAGTGAATTTTATGTTTTTGTGTTGACATATTGAAAGAATAAGAATATAATTAATTATGTTTTAAATTAAATTTACTCAGGAGGTTAAACAATATGCAAATAAACGATTTAAAGCAAATCAAAAAGGAACTAAAAACTCTAATATATAAAAACGCAGGAGAAGACCAATCTTTACATATCATGATCTATCAAGATGAATATTTATTATTCAATGTGCAAATAGATTACCGTTTAAATAGAGAATCAATTGAAAATTGGTATCCATACGAAAATATAATAACTTTTGAAGAGGCAAATAAAAAAGCTAAACAAGTGTTAAACACCGTTAAAAAATGGTTTAATATAGAGATATGTAATAATATAGAATCATACCATATTTAACTAGCATTATAATGCTAGTTTTTCTTTTCTCTCATTGTTCCACGTGGAACACAATCAAAAAATAATATCCCCAACAAATTCACTCCAAACTATAGACATTTAACGGCCAATTTGATATAATGTATTTGTTAGTACAATTCTATTTAATCTTATCTCAGTTATAATTAAAAAGGAAGTGAAATAATGAATATATTAAAACTATGCTACAATCTATCAACAAAATATTTAACTGAATATCTCCCCAATATTCCAGAACTAAAAATAACAAATGCAATAACCTACAACGGTAGAGCCTACAAAAACATTAAAACTAACATAGTACATACAGTTGCACTGTCAAAGCATAATCTATATATTTCTCCTAGTTTTATCGAGGAAGAAGATGTAAATAATATTATAGAAACAATTTGTCATGAATTGGCACACGTATTATATTTTGATCATAGTGAAAAACATAAAGAATTAACAGAATCATTTTATAAGATAGTTAACCTTTGTTTAAAAATAGATAATATTGATTTATTAGCTTGTTAGTAATACATATAACCCCCTTTTTCCGGTATAAGAAAGGTAAAATAAAAGGAGGCTCCACAAAATGACAAATACAGAGTTAACACAAAAAGCCAAACAATTAAAACAAAAAATGCTTACCCTCAGAACCACTTCACGCGCAACAATAAAAGAAATCATCCTCTTACATCAATGTAAAGAAAAGGGGAATTATGAACAAATGTATAATACAAAATTATACAATAAACATTCTAGAGAATATTGCCAATACTTAGAATTAATTTAACCTACATTTAGTAGGTTAAATTTTTGCAAATTTATCTATAACAACATAACAGTAGCCATTAAATCAATATATTTTAACCCTATCACCTTAAAAACAACCTTCTACAATTCTCATTAACCCTTATAAAATTATTCTAACCTGTATTATACCTATATATCCTAGAATCGGCTCATATATAGATTATTGGATAAAGTTATATATATTATTAATTATATTAATATAAATAAATTATCACAGAATAATAAAATATTTATTGCATTATACGGTTATATCCTTTATAATATTAATATCAACTTAATACATAAACTTAACAGGGAGGTCACACAAATGAAACAAATTAACCAAACTGAATTATATAAACTAACCTACATACAATTTTGTAACCATTTCCTCAATACTAACAAATATAGTAAAGCATACAAAGCTAATCCTGAGAAATGGGAAAGTAAGAAAAAAGATTTATTGCAAGATTGGGAAAATATACTTCTACAACGTGCAGAAATTGGCAGTATACCTGAGAAAGTTATCCGGTCATATGTCAACCTATTCGGAGAAAAAACTACCAGGAGAATGTTCAGGGGTACGACAGAAAAAGGTCTGCAAGAGTGGGAACAGACACAGATCAAGAAAATATACAGAGATTCAGAATTAACAAATATAAAGCAAATAATTTATTAACCTACTTATTATAGCAGGTTTTTTATTTTACATCCTATTGTAATATTAATATAAATATGTTACAATATCCTCAGTACATTAAATAGTATCAAAAAAAGGAAGTGACCACATAATGACACTAACCCACCACGCAAAATTAAGAATGTCCCAGCGCATAATAACCCTCCAGGACATCTACACAACCGTTAAATGTGGCACTCCTTCCGAAGCAAAAAATAACTTAACCTGCTACACTTACGACAACATCTATGTTATACTAGATTCAACAACTCAAACAGTTATTACAGCTTGCTTTACAAAGTCCTATACCCGACAATTAGAGCAATACGCAAAACAACAAAATATAGGATTTTATACAGCAATCAAACAATTAAGGAGGTCACAAATTGTTAGCTAAATATAAAAATATTATTATTCTTACTATGTCATTTAATCCTGATCAAGTTATCGGAACTATTGCCGGAATAGAATTCAAGGCCGATATTCAGACAGATTCAAAAGGTAATCAGTATATTATAGTCAATAGAATTAAATATTACCTTAGTCAATTTAAGGTAATATAGTAAAATTATAAGAAAGGAGCGATCATCTTGTCCCAAACTACATTAATTTCTCTATTCATTGCCGGGAAAATAACGGAGCCACAATTCAGAAAATTGTTAACAAAAGTAAAAAATAAATAATCATACATAGAATTATTTAATACCTTGTTGTGAGGTATTTTTTATTTTCTCACTCTCCAACATCTTCCCACATTCCCTACAAGGCCGATAAAAAAATTATACCTGTATTCGCTCTATGGGGCTGTCAGAGAGGTTATAATTGATTTAGGTTTAATGTGACCGGATTTAAGCTGATTGGAATTAAAATTTTAAAGAATTTAAAGAATCAAAAAATAAATATTCAAAATGTTATTGACATACCACTCCCACCTGTGGTAGAATAACTTAACTTCAAAAACGGACATAAGCAACACACCAGCAAGCTACTAGGTGAGGCGTTCCCTAGAAATGTTTTAAATGTTACTTGTCACTTAACTATTAGTCACAATGTCCCTAAACTATGTAAATAGATTTTAAATAATATGTTACATAGGAGGTATGTTTAATGGCGTTTATAAAACAGAATATTAACATAACTGGCAAGGGTTTAGTCAAGAATGAAACAAGAATTATGTATGATCCGATGCTTCAAAGGAATTTTGTCTGGAAAGATAATCAACAATCTAATTTAATTCGTGCAATCATTTTAGATTATCCAATACCTGCCATTTACGCAAGGGATACAGGAGATAACAATTACTGGATTTTAGATGGAAGACAACGTATTACTACAGTTCAAAAATTCATTAAAAATGAATTTGCACTATCTAAAACACTTGAAAATATCAATGATGTGGAAGTTGCAGGGAAATACTTCAAAGAATTACCAGAAGATTTCCAAGATGAAATATAAGAAGGATTATAATTGACAACATATTTATAATAACTTATTATCTTAATTGTGCTTGTATATTGCTTATAACAGCAGTAACAGGTAGAATTAAGATAATAAAGGGAGGCAACACAATGAAAAATTTAACAATCCAAGATTTAATTGATATGTACGAGATCGAAGAAGGTTTACAAGTAGAATCAGAAGAATTAATAATGGAAGTTCATCCTTCAGAATATTATCTAGGAGGTGAAAAAGGAGGGTATACAACAGACGATAATAGATATTTTAGCAGTTTAGAATCAGCTATTCAGTATATTGTCAATAGTATGGGAGGTTTGGAAAAAATTATTAGGTATGAAGAAGCATAACAGATCATTTACAACGGTTTATGGAGGTATACCCGTTAAAAACCTCCTACCAGAAAATTAGATTTATGAGGAGGAATTTTTAATGTTATATTACCATCACGAAAACAGGGAGGGTGATTTTACCCTCAGATGGATAGCCGAAATAGTCGGCCATGTTGACGGAATAGAAAGATGCTTTGAAGGGCCGTTTACTATCAGTATAACACCGACACTGTTAGTTTTTCGTGGTTATTCAAAATTCAACAAGAAGCATGTCGCTTATTGTGTTGAATTTAAAAAATGGAATAAACCTGAGAACTGGAAAGAAATTTCAAAAGACCATTTGTTAGTAGGAGAAATGCAGTTCGGGTGGATTCAAGGAGGCAATCCAGGTTCTAGTTCGTATATGGGCTTGTGGCAGAAACCAGGACAGTTTCCTCTTATGCACGTTTAGTTAGAGTTTTTAACCATATTCCTGCTTTGTCAGGGTGTTGGTGGGTATTAAAATATTATATAATAGGAGGAATTTATTAATGAAAATGCACGATGTACATATTAATAATTTTTACCCATACAAAGTTAATTGCCTGAGTTTTAACGGTTGTAATATTCATAATTGTAATATATTAAACATATCATCGTTACACGTTATTGGATTCGATAATAGTTATGTTTCTGGTTTCTTTTTCGTAAACCCAACAAAATCAGACTTAGAAGCAATTGAGAAACACTTACATGATCAGATTAAAAGAATCTTTCCTAAGTTTATTTATAGAGATTCTTTTAATTATCGTATTGATGAACCATCTATATATAATATTAAAGTGAATGGTAAGTTAAGGAAATTTAAAGCACCTTATTGTGAAAATGGTTGCAGACCATTTACTGCTGAAAAGATTAGTTTTTTTGCTAAAATATTAGATTTTATTCACGTCTATGATTGCGAACTATTATAAACCCTTGATAATCAAGGGTTTAATTTTGTCTATAACAGAACTATAATTTCCAAATTATTACCAAAATATAACATTGGAATCGATTAAGATATAGCTTGACATTTATATTAATAATCTATATACTTGTATTTAATCAATCAAATACATATTAAAAGGGGTTAACCAAATGGCAAATGAACATTGCAAGGAATATCTAAAAGCATTCAGAAAAGCAGTAGGAGCGAAAAAGGACGAAAAAATTAACAAAAGATATAAAAGTATGTTCGGATGGTTAGCACCTGATGACAGGTATTATACAGGACATTGTGGCCATTGTGCAGAAGTTAAATATCTCAGTAGAATTTACGGAAATCAAGAAATTGATATTTAACCTTCTATTGTAAAGGTTTTATTTTTATCAATAAATAAAAAGGAGGAGTATTATTATGATTTGTATACATAGATATAAACCATTGGAAATTGTAGGAAATGAATTAATTTTAATTTGCATTAAGTGTAAAAATATAGTATATAAGAAATTACCAGGATTTAATTATAGAATCTTAGATAATCAAATATATAATTAAAAGGAGCGAATAAAATGTCATATACTAAAATAGTTAAACAATGGGAAAGAGAATCTAAAAGAAAGGATAAACAACAAGCAACCGAAAGAAAACGACAACAAGCAAGAACAGAACAATTTCAAGAAGCAATATACATAGCAAAGGGTAAACAGGAGAAACAAGAAAAGGCAGAGCAGGAGGAAAGGCAGCAAAGGATTAACAATATTAAGCAGGAAATATTTCTATCCTTGCAAAAGAATAACCCTTTTAATTATCAGCAATTCCTAATAATTTATGATATTTTGTCCTATAACTTTAATCAGATTATATCAGACTTATATAAGAATAAAATAACCATAGCAGATATAAAGGCAGTTATTGAGTATATAGAAGAACACAGCAAAGAATTAATAAATGAATATTGGAAGGATAAACTGCAAGCAATATAAAGGCCACTGAGCCTTTTTATTTTTGCTTGAATTAACACTTTACAAATATATTACTATTGTGTTATAATAAATTAATAGATTATACAGGAGGTGCAGAGTAAATGACCAAAAAGTTTTGGCAGGGTGGAGTCAATAAAATAATTGAAAAGATACTTAACGGCAAAAGAACTATTCAAGATGCTAAATTTTATATGGATCATAAATTTGTTGGAGATAGTAGGGAAGCATTTAACCATAAAGCATATATAGCAACATCAGCAGATCAAACTGCTGAAACGACTGTATATAACATGTTAAATGATGCTATTAAATTGGGATATGGGAAAGATACAAATTTTGAAAGAGTGTTCCGGTAACATTAGCAAACTGGTATATTGTCACGATATTTGAAGGAGGTTTTTATAAATGTTTAAAACTGAAAAAGGTATTAATGTTTTTGGTAAAGAATTGACAATATTAAGAAAAACAAAAAAGCAGGAGAAAAAATTCTACTAAAAGAGGGATTTATTAACAAATATCATAATGATGCACTTGTAAAAGATGGTATTGTTGCATCCTATAGTAAATTGTGCGGATATTGGGTATTAGATTAACATGAGTCGAAAGGCTTTTCTTTTTATCTATGAAAATAACACTTGACATTATTATATTTATAGTTTATTATAGTAAGTGTAGATAGTAAATACATATTTTTGAGGAGGGTTATAAATTGAATAATAATATTTATTGGGGTTTAAGACCACAAGCAAAAGGCGAATATATAAATATTAATATTACTACAGGGATAATTAATTATTGTATTGCTTCAGGTAAAAATATGTGTGGAGTGGTTTATAATATACCATCTAGTATTAAATTATCTGAGTATATAAAATCATATGGTAAATTGGAAAAAAGGATAAAAATACAATAGATAAATTTGCAAAGGAGTATCCAATAGAATTTAATAAATATATCAATATGTAAAATAATTGAATAGATTAACGAATTTATAATGATATAGGAGGCTACAACATGAATAATAATAAACTATTAAAGCTAAAAAATGATTTAGAACGTAAGAAAGATGATTTACAGGAATCACTCAGTAAATACAAAAGGACGTTCTACAACTAATCGAAACAGCAGACGCAGAAAAAATAACAGATATTAACAGTTATACAAGTTATGGTAAGATGTTTGATACAGCTAAACAGATTGAAGAAATTAACGCAAAATTGAGAGTATGTAATTATTTGCTAGAAGATTAACAGGGGTTTTAATCCCTGTTTTTTCTTTGTCTCCCTCTTGACAACCTAAAAGAATAGTATTATAATTATATTTAGCACCACACATTAAAGGAGGTCATATTAATGCTTAACAACCGTGATTTTATAAGGGTATTAAATAAAGTTAAGGAACTGGAGCAGAAAAAGAAATTAATGTTTACTGATTACACTATAGCCGAATTAAAGGATTATGTCGAGAATACAAATTTATTGCTTGATTATATAGTAGTATTAGAGGAAGGATTAAAGCAGGATACAGTACAAAAGGGTTATTATTTTGCAGAGTATGACGAGAATTCATTATCTTATTGCGTATTCCATACAGATTTAAATTCAGGTCGTGCATATAGTAGTTTTTCAATTATGCAAGAGGCCACAAGAGATGCACAGAAAAGAAATTATGAAAGAACAACAGGAGCCTAAAAATTCCTGTTTTATTTTTGTCTAAAGTATTGCAATATTATTATTTTTATATTATAATAGGTATTAAGCAGTACATAATAAATTAACTTAAAGGGAGTGCTGAACAATGTTATTAAGAGCTAATTTAAAAAACCTTAAGCAGTACAACAGGGAACTTTTAGGCAATGAATACACTGAGGCCAAAGAAAAAGAACTTATTAACATTTGCACCAAGGATAATTATACAAACTACAAAGACGAACCAAGGGAGCATGAATCTTTTGCTATTCAACGATATATGGAAAAGATTGATAAAATTCTATGTACCTTTGGTGTTGAATCAGGTTATCCAGAGATCCCCAGTTTGGAATATTGTAACACTGGAGAAATGTATAATACCACTATTTTACACTATAAAGGCAAGTTATATATTGGTAATGTTGGATCGATTATGGAAAAGCAGGGTTAAAAATATACCTGCTTTTTCTTTTTGTCTGAGATATCCTTATTAAAAATTAATCAACAAAATACTAAAAAACATTTGACATTATATTAACATTATGATAACATATATCTAACCTTAACAACCTAAATCTTATTAATAATAAGGAGGGTCTTAACATGACCAATCAACCAAAAGTAAGTTTAGAAAATTTGCAAGTAAAGGTACAGTCTATGCTTGACGGTGAGAAAAAACGCCGTGAAGTAGCAATCCAATTTACTAATATTCTGCATAATATTTTAATTGACGTTGCTGAGGATATTTGGGGCAATGGTGAAAGTAATTATTTTGACAATACTGCCACAGTAAGAAATAAAGATAAAGACAATAAGAATAAACCAACTGATTTTTATTTCAGATATGAAAAGCATATTACAGAACGCAAAGACGAGGACACAGGATTTTATTATTCGATAGAATACCCATTATGGGGAACTACTATAGAAGATTTAAAAGGAGCAGATTTCTGGAACGCTATTAGATGCATTATTAACTGGGTTCCGGTGTTGGTGGAAATAATTGATAACCGGAATAACAGCAGGGATCAGTTATTAAGTTTAGTAAATGTGGATCAACTATAATATTATAGATGATATTTATGGTTAACTCTCAGAAATGGGAGTTAATTTTATTTTTGTTTTATGTGTTCTAAGGTATTGACTTATTAACAAAATAGTATTATAATTATATGTAGGTAGAGGAAATACATAAAAATATTAAAAGGAGTGATTCTATATTATGTTTAAAAATTTAATAACTGATGAAATGATCCAAGAATTTAACGAAATGCTAATTAAAGAAAACAGTATTTTGAGATTAGAGAAAGGAAAGGGAACTATGGGTAGTGTTGATATTATCCTTCAAAATGACCAATATATAAGTCATAATTCAATAGGAGGACTGACCAATAAATTTTATGATAAGCTGAATTCATTCTTTAGGCAAAAAGGAGTATGGGAATTAAATTATAACAATACTGCTACAAGTTTTTGGTGCTTTAGAGAATGAGCCGGGGAATTATCCCGGTTTTTCTTTTTTTATTTTTACCTATTGACAATATAAATATAATTATAGTATAATACAAATGAATCTTAAATTATAGAAAGGGGAAGGATATGTTTAATGGCATTATCACCAGAGCAAAAAGCAATTAATTCAGAGAGGAGGAGAAAGGAAAGATATAATAACACTCATAAACTAATTAACGATATTGATCATAAATTTTGTAATAAGCATTATGAGTATTTTCCAGATGAAGACCCTTGGTTCACAGCCACATTAGAATATTTTTATAAGAATAAAAAGAATGGTATTGATGGCTTGAGTACAAGGTGCAAAGAATGTGAAAAGAAAATAGCATATAAACAATATATATTATATCCAGAAAGGCAAAGAGAAAGTCATAGAAAATATGAGAAATCACCAAAATTTAAGATATATTCAAAAAGAAATAGAATTAATATGAAAGAATACAATAAACAATGGCGTAAAGATAATCCAGAAAAGAACAAAAAATACATAGAAAATCACCGTAACCATGATATATCAACTAAAGAATGGAATAACGTACAAAAGTATTTTAATAATAAATGTGCTTATTGTGGCAAAACATTAGAACAACAATATAAACAAAATAATCATCAATTTCACAAGGAACATGTTGATCATGAAGGTTATAATGATGTTAGAAATTGTGTTCCTGCTTGCAGTCAGTGTAATAGTACAAAATGTAAAAGAAATATTCAAGAATTATTTGAATCTAAAAATATACATAAATTTACACAACATAAATATAATAAAATTATGTTGTGGTGCAATGAAGATTATAAACAATATATAGAAGAAAAACCACCTTATAAAATAACTAGAAAACAAAATGAAGATAAAAGAACATATTATTTTCAATTGTGGACAATGGATGAAAAGCGTAATATGTTAGAATGTATTGCCACAGGAGATAAAAAGAAAGATATTATGAATGATATAAAGAATGGTAAAATAATATTATGATTATTAATATTGAGTAGGATAATATCCTACTCAATATTAAAGTTAGATCCAATGGAAAAATTGATCATAAGTTTATCAGAGTATCAAAATAATTTTCGTGACTTGTGAACAGATTTATATTATAATTATACTTAATCAAATACATATAATAAACAGGAGGTATTTACTATGATGATGAAAGAATGGCAATTATTCAATAAGGTTAGGCACATTATGAAAAAGGTTGACCATCCTCTTATGACAGAAACATTTAATAAATTTTGGCTGGGTTTTATAAATTTAAAGGTTAAACCTGCTCAATTGAATCAATCATTTACGGCTCAAGATTACATCAGAAAAGTATTACCAGATATTAAAAAACAAGCTGAATCTTGCCTTTATGCAGGATATAAACCAGGAAAGGGAACATCAAAACAACAAGAAGTAGTAAATAATAATAGTGGTCATATGATGGAAATTTTATCAGTGTTAGAACAATATTAAACAGGGTATTTATTACCTTGTTTTTCTTTTATGTAAGAATGATAAAATAAAAAATAACTTAAAAATTCATGGATTTTTATTGTTTTGTTATTGACATACTAATGGTGATCTGATAGAATAAGAAGTGTCAAGAGGGAAGCAAATAGTAAGTAAAATACATAAATAAAAGGAGTGCTTTTAATGACAGCTTATCAGAAATTTATAGAAAACCCTGATATTAAACCAGGAAAAATTGCTAGATTATGGGAATTAAAAGTTAATAAAAACATAGAAAATTTAACAGATTTTTTGCAGAGATTTCTTAAAACAAGTTGGTTTTATGTATACTGGATACATGAAAGATGAAGATGGAGTAAATAAAGCCGTATTTAACAATAACTTTATGTGGGACGGTGCAATTCAGGACGGTGAAATAATAGTATTAAGAATAAAACAATTTTAAGGAGGTTGACACATTGAAAGATAAATTTCATGTTCTGGATAGTTTATTAGACGGTTTTACTCACGACGATTTAATAACGGCAGCAATGAGCCGATTATTAACGAACAAACCATTAAGAAAGTATTTAATGAGTTGTTGCAAGCACAATTAGCAGATGCTAAAGCAGTATTAAAAGCTAATATACAAGAAGTTTTGAAAATTTGTAAAGAAAATAGGGAGGAATAACAATGATAAAAACCATCAAGCAACAACTTTCAGAATTAGGTATGAAAGAGGAAGAATTAGGAAATTATTGCTCAGACTTGCATGTATTGAAAAATTCTATCTCAGAAAGTTTTGTTTCTGGTTATGAATTTAAACAGAACGTAAAACCTTTCAGAAGTGAATTAGACGGTAAAATTTGGTATGACATACCTTTTGCTTATACTGAGTATTATAAAAATAGGGGTTAAAATCCCCTCTAATGTGGCCTACAAGTAGTAAATTGTAGACGGTTGCAAGCCCGATAACACAGAGCAGAGGAATAAAAAAAGGAGTGGTTATCAACGTGAACAAACAAGAATTTTTTAATGAGGCTTTTGAAGGTTATAATGTGTCTACAAATATTAGAAATATTTCAGAAAGTATTTGCAGGGAATTCAACATTAACGGTATATGTGACCCGATGTATATTTCTAATGTTATTGCTGTAAAACTGGGTTTAGGCGATGGTTGCGGAAACTTTAGCGATAATAGCAAACTTAATTTTGACAATGTAGGAAAACTTGCTGAAAGGTTGAAGTATTCATATGGTTGCAATATTAATAACTTGGAATTAGTCATAAATATAATAACAGGAGGTTTTACAATAATGGAAAAGCAAAAAAATACATTAATATTTGAGGGCGCAGGGAGCGAAATAACTTCCGTAGGAAATTGCCGGATAAGAACCAGAATACGAAATATTGAAGGTAGATTGATTTATTTAGAAATAAATGGATTTCAAAATACTAACAAAACACCCAATTATGCAAAAGGTTTAAATACTATCGGTCATGTAGATTGCTGTTTTTATGCGGATCATACATGGGACACCAGAAATAACAGTTCAAGTCAATTATCTCATATCACCAAAAAGCATTTTGAATATAATAAGGAAAATATACTAAAAATTGTCAATGAGGATTTATATTGTAATTTTAACAGTTTAGAAGTAGTTAATAAAGGTTTACATGTTTACAGTACAGAAGATCCTTTGTGTGATTGTGCCAAGGAAAGTTATACATCATTTAAAGAAGTTAAAGTTAATATTAATATTCTTAAAGGTGTACAGTCTCAACAATATTATGAAAGTAGTCATCTAGCACGTTACGCACTGCCTTATGAATTCGTTAAGGAAATACCTTCTTTAAAAAACTGGATGCAGGAAAGAACCAAGAAAGAACAGGAAGACTTTAAAAAGTATAATTATTATACTACTCTAGTATGGGATAAGGACGGTAATATTTACTCAATGGAAATATCAGCTAGGCAAAATTTTGTTTGTATGAGTTTTGGGTTTGAGCAATTAGAAAGTGTAATAAAAGCCATAAAGGAGTATAATTAATATGTTCATTTGGTTTTTATGTCCACATTGTCATCAGAAACTTTTTAAGCTCTTACCGGGGGCCGTAACCAAAAACATAATAGTTTATTGTAAGAAGTGTAAAAAAGAAATAACACTATAATTTATAACTAAATAAACCTTTGAGCCTCTGAGCCATTAACAAGTATTTTAATAATACTGTTAGTGGTTTTTATTTGCTTATTGTCTGAAGTAATATAGAATATCGCTTAAAAGCAGGTTTTAAGGCCACATATCAATAAAAGGTTAAAACAACTATATTAAGTAAACAAACACCTCTTAAAATTAATCCTGACGCGAATTAGGCACATATAAAATTATAAATACCTATACATATAAACTATCAAAAAGAAAGGAGTATTTACACAATGGATTTACAGCAGCAAAAGGAATTTATACGGATATATAAGCAGTATCAGGCCACTGATAAAGACACTATAAAGGCTAATTTAAAAAGGTATATGAATGAATCAGATTTAATGATTATGACAATAGCTGAACAAACTGAGATACCTCTTTCAACCATATATCAATTAAGGAAACATAGTAGTAGCTATAAACCGGAATTTATGACAGTTTTAATTATATGTGATTTATTGGGAATCTCTATAACAGAAGTCATGCAACCAATTTTAATAAATTTAAACATATCAGAACCAAAAACTAAATGGGATATAGTAGTGAAGCAGGAATTTATAGCAGATTATGAAAATATGAATATATTAGAATTATGTAAGAAGTATCAATTAACCCCAAGAACAGCACAGGAGTATAATAAAAACTTTATCCGAGACATTGAAAATAACTTGCCGAGGTAACAGTAGAGCATAGTACACTGATGAAGAAATTATAAATTGGAAAAACTATATGAGTTTATAACAGCACTCATATATAGACACTATACATAAAATTCACAATATTACATATGGTTCCATAACAGTCAGTATATATACAAACTTAGTAAATATTAACTAAATTGTATATGACTGTATAACAGTGATAGTATGACCAAGTTTAGGGTAAATTAAAGTCTATAACAATCAAGAAAAATAGTATTGACAAAACAATTTGAGTATGGTATATTAAGTATATGGAAATTAATTATTTTTATATTCTGTAGGGAGGTAATACAATGAAAACATTAACTAACATCAAAAACTGGTTTAACGTCTTAAACATTGAAAATATAACAATAAAATTTACAGGGAAAACCATAACAATCAATGACCAAAGTTTTAGAATCCCTGCTCCAACGAAAGGTTATGACTTTTCAAAACATATTAAATTTGAAGAAAAAGTAATAAGTTATGTTCAAACTTTATTTCCTGAAGGAATGATCAAAGAAATAGAAGAAAAATATGATACATTTCTAAATGACTTGAAATCCCAAAATATATTTGTTAATTTTACATATGTTAACTATGGTGTATCAGCACCTAGAGAAATTAAAAATGGTATAGAAAATGCAAAAAGATTGATTAAATATGTAGAATCTCATCCAGAGTTTGATGATATTATAGAGAAGTATGAAGCATACAGGAATCTTTTAGAACATGATTGGGATGATATAACTGCTGAGTAAAATTAAATAATAATTAATATGCTTTGTATCTGTCTTACATTGGCACTTTATAAATAGACAGTAAGATAGTATAGAGAGCATAATAATTAAAGGGGGAATATTTTAAATGATAAAAGTTAACTTAACGAATGGAGAGCAAATAAAAATAATTCCTGATAATAAATCTATGAAATTAACTAAATTAGCATATGAAAATCGATTTGTTGTATACGCTGAAGATATTCATGTTATTGAAACAAGTTATAGAAACAAATTAAACATACTACGTCAATGTATTGTTGAAAATCCTAGAAGCTGTCCAATAGATTCATATGTTATATTTACTCTTTGTGAAGGAAAAGTAACAGGTTCAGCTTTTGTAGATACTGCTTGCTTCTATGAAATAGAGGATGCAGAAAAATTATTATCGCTTGGAGAAATTAGACAATCAGATTTTGATGAAATTTATAATAGTGTGACTATGCCATTATTGCAATGCCCTGATTGTGGTAATTATTCTTATCTAACTGAACAATATTGTTGTCCTATATGCAAAAGTAATTTAATCTATAATGGTAAGCAATTGATAGGAAAGTAAATTATTACCAAACATGGATATCATAGCGATATTTTAAAGGAGGCTCTCACCAATGTCAAACAAAATTAAATATATAAATACATACGCACTTTTAGATTATCTTTGTTCATATAAACCGGACAAAGAAATTGAAAAAAATTGAAAAAATTGAAGAAATTATTTACAATATGGAACAATCTCAGGAATTTAAAAACCTATTTTTCTTTTCTGAAAATAAAGATATTTATCTTTACCAAGAATCTGATGAGCAGAAAATTAAAGATTATATCAGTAGTAAAATTGATATATCCAATATAAACGATACAAATGTATTTGATTATTATGGAAATTATTTGTTTGATTATGGTTATATAAAATTAGGGGAAATTACCATTGAGGAAGAAAATTTATACAGAACACTTAGAGATAAATATTTGACTGATGATAAATATATTGAAATACTTGTTAATGTAGGAGAAAACTTTCATAATGAATTAGATAAGATTAAAAGAGAGTGTCTTGAATATATGGTTGAATTGACTATTAATGAAATTAAAGTCGATTTGGAAAAATACAAGTTTTAAGGTTAAAGATTATAAAATAAGCCTTTGGTTCAAATATTGAATGCGACAAACCCAGTAAAATCAAGGGTTTGTAAAATAGTAAATTTAAGATTTTAGCTTAAAATTAGTTGTTGCATTTATTTTTGTATTGTGTTATAATAAATTAATAGAAAATTTGAGGAGG